CATCCTCCAGGTGGTCCTCTGCGAGTACAAGAAGAACTTCCTGGGCCGTCAGTACCCGGGCCGTACGCATGACACCGAGCTCCGCTACTGGAAGGCGATGGGCGAGTACTGGGGCCACGAGTCGACGATGCTTCAGGCGCGGGCGGAGGTGTTCAACGCGGTCAGCCTGGGCGAGCAGAACGGCTGGTGGGGCGCCCGCAAGGAACTGGAGCGGACGTTGCCGGACTTCCGGTACTACTGGAGCGACCTCCGGTTCAGCTATACCGATACGGATGACATCTCCCACCCCATCACCTGGGAAGAGGCAGGCAAGCCCTGCCCAACGTCAAGCATCGTCGGAGCGGCTCCGGCTGCGCTGGCAGGACCCTGAGTTCCGGGCCAAGATGATCGCCAAGAACAAGAACCCGTCGCACCCGTCCCGCGCCGCCTCTGCGGCACGGATGCGTGAGCGGTGGGCTGACCCGGAGTGGCGCGCCAAGATGTCAGCCGCGCAGCGCAAGCGGTGGGAGGACCCGGAGTTCAGGGCGCGGGCGACCGCTCACCTGCCGGGCAACAATCACCGCGGGAACGCGCCGGTCAAGGGCACGTGCGTCTACTGTGGCAGGCCGGGCACGGAGCGCGACCACGATGTGCCTACTCAGCGCGGCGGGACCAACGATCCGTCGAACATCGTGATCGCGTGCTCGTCGTGCAACGCCTCGAAGGGCAATCTCACGGGCGCCGAGTACCGCGAGCTCCTCCGCCTGAAGGAGCTCCGGTGATCCTCCGGCCCGTGTACGAGGTGGGCGACGCCCGGCTCTACCAGGCGGGCTCGAAGCGCCTCGACGGCTACGAGCCGAGTGACGTTGCGGCCGAGTACCGGATCGCGATGGTGCTGAACGTCGCGCCTCACCCGAACCCGAAGATGGCGTTCTACGTGCTGACGTACCGCCACGTCCCGTTCGGGGACAACAGCCAGTTCCGGTCAGCGCTCCCGAACATCGAGCCCGCCGTGGCGGAGGCGGCAGCGACGCTGACCGCCGGGGGCAACGTCCTCACGCACTGCTACTACGGCGTGAACCGGAGCGGCCTGGTGAACGCGCTGATCATCCGGGACATCGAGAAGTGCTCCGGCCGTGACGCGCTCGCCCGCCTCAGGGAGCGCCGCCGCGGCGCTTGCGGCGGGAACGATCACTTCGTCGCGTATCTCAACGACCTGGAGGCCCCATGACCACCGCGGTCCTCGTGGACCTGGACGGCACGCTCCTGCCGGACAACATCTTCCTCCCGCAGGCAGCGGTCCTCACCGAGGCCATCACCGAGGTGTACGGATTCGACGCCGGGTACGGGCCGGAGCACGTCCCTGAGGCCGTGCAGGTGGACTGGGTCGGGAAGACTGACCGCCGGATCGTGCTGGAGATGTGCAAGCGCGCCGGAGTCAGCGACGAGGACGCCGTGCTCAAGCTGCCACAGTGGATCGATGCGTACATGGCCCGGTTCCTGGCGCGCTGCCCGACGCGCCTGCGCGCTCGGCGCTCGGTGGTCGAGATGATCTGGGCCGCGAAGGCGCTCGGCGCGGACATCCGGCTGGTGACCGGGAACCTGCGGCCGGTGGCGCGGCTGAAGGTGGAGCGGGCGCTGGTCGGTGAGGCGATCAACCTCCGCCGGTCCGCAACGGGCAGCGAGTGCCTGAGCCGCGAGGAGCTCGTGAGGTGGGCGCTCGGTACGCTGCCGCCGAGTCACGCGGTGGTGGTCGGGGACACGTGGCGTGACGTTCAGGGCGCGCAGCTGGCGGGCGTGCCGTGCGTGGCGCTCGCGACGCCCAAGCACGGCGTGGAAGAGCTCCTGGACGCGGGTGCTGACACCGTCGTCCCGGCGGATGACGGAGAGAAGCTGACCGGCGCGGTGGTTGACCTGCTCACCGCTTATACTTCGGCGCCCCGAACGTAGGAGGCCCGAGTGGCGATCGTCAGGATCAAGGCGAACAAGCGATGGTTCCGGCAGGTGCTGATCGTGATGCACGACCAGCCGAAGCTGATCCGCGAGGTAGAGCGCGCGATGGAGCGACCCGGGCTGACCGCCAGCCTCACCGCGCCGGAGATGCGTGACCTTGCGGCCCGGATGCCCGACGACCCCAACGTTGTGCGCGCCCTGAGCGATCTGGAGGCCGCTGAGGAGAACGATCGCATCCGCAAGGCGGAACTGAACGAGCGGATGGATCGCTTCCGCTCAGAGGCCCGGTGGGACCGTGACTGACTTCTGGGCCGGGCTGATCTGCGCGCTGTTCGCCGCGACGATCTGCGCGCTGATCCTGCACTGGGCGGGTGTGCTGTGACCGCCCGGACGCGCCCGTGGTACCGGGCTGAGAAGCCGTTGCTCGTCTACCTGATCGGCGTGCCCGGCGCGGGCAAGTCAGCCGTCATGGCCGAACTCGTTCGCGGGCGCCGCCGCCGGGTGTTCACGCAGCCGTTCGCTCACACCACCTACGAGGACGGGCTGGTGCAGCTGGGCCGGGAGCGCGTGGGCCGGTCAGGCACCGACACGCTCGCGATGAACGTTCAGCCGCGCGTCCTCGCGATGCTGGAGACTCAGACGTGGAGCCGCGTCCTCGGGGAGGGTGACCGGCTCGCGAACCGCGCGTTCTTCGACGGCGCTCGGCTGCGCGGCTACACGCTCGACGTGATCCTGCTCGACTGCCCGCCGGAAGTTGCGGCGGAGCGCCGCGCCGCAAGAGGCTCCGAGCAGGACGCGCGCTGGCTGAAGTCACGCGCCTCGAAGATCGAGAACCTGAGGCCCCTGGCTACCGCCGTTCTGGATGCTACGTTGCCGGTGGAGACGCTGGTAGCGACGCTGTCGGCGCACCCGGTGATCACGAGAGAGGAGTCCTGATGCTGACGGAACTGCGCGTGCGTTCACGGATCAGCCCGGAGGCGATGGACGCCCGGAAGCAGAAGATCCTCACCGAGCGTGACCACGACGTGCGCCTGACCGGCCCGACGCGCGTGATGGGGCCGTCAGGGAGGCCGCTGGCCGTCTACCTGCCCGGCGCGGTCCGGGAGCAGATGGACGCGGCGTACGGGATCCTCCACACGATCAGGGGGACGAGCGAGAACCGCGGGTACGCCTCAGGCACCGGCAACAAGTTCACGCAGAACAACGTGCAGCGCGCCAAGCCTGTCATGTCCTCGATCCTCGGCTCGTTCGAGGCGTCGGGCTTCTACAAGTTCTGTCGCCTCACCTCCTGGACCGCAAGAGAGATGGAGACTCGCTGGCCTCAGCTGCTGCCGCTGTTCCAGGCGATCGCCGCCGAGTTCGAGCGCTACGTCCCGGACCGCTTCGCCGCGCAGCGTCGGTACGCCGATCAGACCGCCGCCGACTGGATCATCGACGGCACGCCGTTCACGACGATCACGCTGAACAACACGTACAGCACCGGGGTCCACCAGGACAAGGGTGATCTGGACGAGGGGTTCAGCTGCCTCGCTGTCGCCCGGCGCGGGGCCTACGTGGGCGGGACGCTGACGTTCCCCGAGTACCGGATCGCTGCGGACATGCAGGACGGCGACCTGATCCTGATGGACGCTCACGCCTGGCACGGGAACACGCTGATGCACTGTCGCTGCGAGGACGGCCGCAAGCTGCTCAACACCGGCCCGTGCGAGTCGTGTGGCGCTGAGCGGATCAGCGTCGTCTGTTACTACCGGACGAAGATGGCGACCTGCGGGACGGCTGACGCTGAGGCGTCCCGGGCGACCGACTGGGCGGAGCGCAACTACGGCGTGAGGAGCGGCTGATGGAGTACAAGGACACGCTCCCCTACCAGGAGCGGCAAGAGGCTCTGGAGGCCCGGGGGGACCTCTCAGGAGAGGCGCTGACCGAGCGCTTGAGCCGCGGGGAGCTCGCCGCCGAACAGGCCATCCTGGACCGCGAACGACGCGCGCAACTCCGCCGGGCCTGGGCCTCCGAGTAGCTCGGGCTCAGCCGCGCCGCAAGTGACCGGCCGTGCCGGGCGGCTGACGCGCGCACCCGAGGCCCACCGACGAAAGATAAAGATTCGCTAGGGGGGGTTGACATTACCGAGCAACCGGTTATACTGTGTCTTGTAACCCGAACGTAGCCCTCTGAACCAGCCCAGGAGATTCAAATGCCCGCCACCCTCACCACCCCGCTCAACTCCCGCGAGTACGTCGTCAACGCCGAGCGGCGCTCCACCAGCCGCACCGTGACCGCCGTGATCGCCGAGCGGCCGATCTGGGCCGAGCGCGCCTCCAGCTTCCGGGTCCTCTGCGACACCCACGGCACCACCCGCCGCGCGGCTAACCGGACCGAGGCCTTCGACATGGCCCGCTACCCGGCCAGCTTCTGCGACCAGTGCACCGGCCCCACCGCCCGCCGCCAGCGCGTCAGCCGCGCCGCCCGCCGAGTCACGGGCACGGTGGCCGCGGTCGCCGGTAACCGCAAGTTCGGCGTCGAGATCGAGTTCATCGGCGCGGCCATGAGCCGAGTCGCTCAGGAGCTCCGCAACCGCGGGCTCGGGTGTGACCTGCCCGGCTACAGCCACCGAGTCCTGAGCACCTGGAAGGTCGTCAGCGACGCCTCCCTCCCCTCCGGCGGCGGCGAGCTCGTCAGCCCCCCGCTCCGCGGCGCCGCGGGCCTTGAGCAGCTGCGCCTGGCCTGCGAGGCGCTTGAGGCCGCTGGCGCCCGCGTCAGCCGCTCTTGCGGCCTCCACGTCCACCACGACGTGAACGGGCTGAACGCTCCGGCGCTGGGTCGCCTCTTCCGCAACTGGATGGATACGCAGAGCGCTACCGACCAGCTGGTCAGCGCCTCCCGCCGCGGCACCCGCTGGGCCGCGCCGCTCACCCACCGCGACGTCGAGCGCGTCGAGTCGCTCCGCTCCACGGCGCGTGACGCGGTCCGTAGCCACTTCGCCTACGTGGACCGCTACCGCTCCCTGAACGTTGCGGCGTACCCGCGCTACGGCACCGTCGAGGTTCGGCAGCACCAGGGCACGATCAGCTTCACGAAGATCGCTGCCTGGGTCGCCTACGGCCAGGCTCAGATCAACGCCGCGGTCGCCGGGGTCACGCTGGCTAGCGTCACCGCTCACGACCTGCTCGACACGCTGGCGGCTCACGGGCTGAGCGCTGACCAGGTGACCTACCTGAAGCAGCGCGCCGGTCACTTCGGCTTCGCCGCTCCCGCCCCCGCGCCGGTCGCGGCGTAAGGGGGCGGCGGTGCTGAACCTGATCTTCCCTGACGGCTCCATCGTCACCGGGCGCACCTTCGCTGAACTGGAGGAGGCGCTCAGGGCAACGCAGTGGAGGCCGTACAAGACGCGCCGGGAGTTCCGCCGGGACTTGCGGCGCCGGGCCGCTAACTGGTCCGGCCGGGCTCAGAAGCCCGTCATCTACCAGACCCCTAAGGGGTTCATCTACCACCTGGTCAACAGCGGGATGTGCATGCTGGAGACCACCTCAGTCACCTCGATCCATCAGGAGCAGTCATGACCAAGAAGCCCCGCAAGACCAACCCCGCCCCCGCTACCGCCGACCGGCCCGTTCAGCGCCCCCACGTGCTGATCCTGGAGGGCCTCAGCGGCGCTACGGCCGTCGTCCGTCACGCGGGCGGCACCGTCACCACCGTGAGCCCTCAGAACGTGAGCGCGGTCGAGAAGGCGCTGGCCCAGCCGTTCGACGCGCTGCTGCTCACGGGCGGCGGCGACGTGGACCCGCGGCGCTACGGCGAGAAGCCTCACGCTCGGACGTACGGCGTCAACGAGACGCGCGACCGTACCGAGTGGAGCGCCCTGGAGCGCGCTGAGGCGCTGGGCGTCCCGGTCCTGGGCATCTGCCGAGGCAGCCAGCTGATGGCCGTCCACAACGGCGGGCGCCTGAAGCAGCACATCAACGGGCACCGCGGCACCAGCCACCTCGTCTGGGCTCAGCCCGGGACGCACTTCAAGCGCATCATCGGCAACGCGATGGGCTGCGTGAGCCTCCACCACCAGATCGTCTTGCGGCACGGCGCGGGCTTCCGGGTGGCGGCGCGTAACCGCGAGGGCATGATCGAGGCGATCGAGTCCCGTGACGGGCGCTGCCTCGGGGTCCAGTTCCACCCGGAGATGGACTACTGGAGCAACCCGGGCTCACAGCGGATCATCCGCTGGCCGGTCGAGGCCGCGGCGGCGTACGCGGGCGTCCAGGCGCCGCCCGCGCGGCCGGTCAAGGCGCGGCGCGCCCCGGCCAAGGCTGAGGGCAAGCACCGCCCCGCCGGTCAGCGCACCAAGCCCCGCAAGCGGGCGCCGGTCAAGGTCAGCTGGCTCTGCCCGGTGTGCGCCATCAGGTTCGACAAGGAGGAGGACCGTAACGACCACATCTGGTACCTCCACGAGCAGCAGCCGCTGTTCGACAAGGTGGGCAAGCCGCCCAAGTACAACGCCGCGGGCCTTGAGCCGCCTGCGGACCACCCCGACTGGGAGCCCGCCGCGTAGGCGGGCTCCAGCCCTTCCACCAGGAGATCACTACCCATGCCGCCTTACAGCCGCTACGAGGACGCGCTGATCGCCCAGCAGCGCCTCTACGAATGGACCATCAGCGAGCCGGGCCTCAGGTTCATGCTGGGCTTCTTCACCAGCCAGAACGAGATCCATACGCCGGAGGCTCAGCGTGACCCGGTCGCGCTCGCCCGGATCCAGGTCGCGATGTTGCGGGAAGCCGAGCCGGTGTACGTCAGCCCGGACGCCTGCGATCTGGTCGACCACGCCCGTGAGACGTGGAAGCCTGAGCCCGTCCTGGGCAGCGACGCGTTCACGCCGTACGGGTTCGTGCTGTTCCCGCGGCCGATCATGCTCGACGACATGCCCGTCACCGAGGAGAACCCGATGCGCGCCCCGGCGCCGCCCGGCTCGCTGAACGGCTACATCCCCGTCCGCGCGATGGCGTGGCTGAGCATCATCAGCGAGGACGCGCAGATCGGGACGTTCTGGGTCAGCTTCTACACGGCGGTCGAGGACGAGTTCCGCCTTGCGGACGAGCTCGGCGTCCCTGACCGCTGGACCAACCCGCCACCGGGCCACCCGGCGTACACGCGCGATCACGTCCGCCGCAACTTCCCGATGTCGATGGTCCACATGTGGCAGTGGTCGTGGGGCAACGACGGCAACCACGAGTACGGCGACTGGGATGACCCTGACCGCTACGACGTGATGCCCCAGGACAGCTTCGAGCAGATGAGGGAGCGCGCCCGGCAGCAGTGCGGACTGATCCAGACGTTCTGGCGCATCGCCAGCCAGTTCGTCCCCGCCCGGCACCGGCTCCCGCGTCAGCTGCGCCGCGACGCCGCGCGGCACGGGATCGCCGCGAAGGAGGTCACCGTGATCACCTTGCGGCGGGAGCGTGAGCGCCCCGACTACGACCCGGAGCCGACCGGGAGGGAGTACCACGTCAGCTTCCTCGTCCGCGGGTACTGGGCTACCCGGCACACCCGCAACGGGCCGCGGCAGGTCTGGGTCCGCCCCCACCTCAAGGGGCAGGGGCCGTTCCAGGAGACGGCGCGTGGATGGGAATTCACACGGTGAGGGCGCCCGCGCCGACCCCGGCGTCCCCGGTCCGTAGGGAGCTCTCCTGGAGTCCTGAGGACCGGGACGCGTGGGTATCCGCTGGCGAGCCGCAAGGCTTGCGGACCGCCTCGCCGCTGAGGAACGCTGAGAAGAAATTCGCTAGGGGGGGTTGACGAAACGCGAATCGTTGTTATACTTGTAGGCGTAGCCCGAACGAACCCCGACTCAGGAGACCTCTCATGATCAACGAAATCCTTCTCACCGGCACCGCCTTCGGCCGTACGATCAGCTTCATCGCCAAGGACTACGGTCACGGCGCGATGAGCGTTGACGCGCTGTTCCTCGCCCGGACCCCGAAGGGCTCCAAGACCTACGCGGTGAACGGCGACTTCTACCCGGTCGAGAACGACCGTCGCCGCGGCGACACGATCTTCACCACGGAGGACGGGCGCGAGTACCGCCTCGCCTTCCAGACCGTCATTCGGAACCGTCACGGGCGCCTCTGCGGGCTGGTCGAGCAGAACGCCGAGACGACGGTCCTTCCCTACTTCCAGGCCGCGTAGAGCGGCCTGGGCAACCCATCAGGAGATCACCACCATGAACGTTCAGCTTCACGAGAAGACCGGCCGCTACTACGACGCGGACGGGCTGCACCCCGCCGACGCCCGCTACTACTGGACCGCGTTCTGCGGCGGTTGCGGGGAGGAGATCGACGTGGTCGCCACGTACGAGGGCGGCGCGCGGGCCGTCGTCAAGGCCGCGATCGCCGCGGACTACGTGCCCATGACCATTGACCGCCTTGAGCGCCGCGAGCTCGGCGTCATCTACTTCTAGCCATGAGCGCGATCTTCATCCCCCGCGGCGCCCTCCTGACGGACGAGTCAGGCGGGCGCATGATCCTCAGGGTCGCGGGCTACGGCGAGGTGACCGGCCTCTCCGCAACCACCCTGAGCGTCCGCTTCGAGGACGGGCAGGACTACACCGTGAAGCGCTCCGAGCTCCCCGTCAAGACCCGCGGCTGGCACGTCGGCCTCGGGACCCCCAACCATCAGGAGTCAAGGTGAACCCTCAGTACAACATCGCCGTCTACGGCACCCTCATGTCCGGCCACTTCAGGAGCGAGGCGGCGCTCAGCCCGTACGCCGAGCTCCAGGGGCCGTGCGTCATCCGCGGCGACCTGTACGCCGTGGGCTTCGGCGCCTTCCCCGCGCTCCGCAAGGGCACGGGCGAGGTGAAGGGCGAGCTCTGGCGCGCCCTCTCCCTGGAGCACCTCACCGAGATGCTGAAGATGACCGACAGCATCGAGGGCTACCGCGCCAATGACGAGGGCCGGTCGATGTACCTGCGGCGGATGGTGCAGCTGGTCGAGCCCGACGTGACCGCCTGGACCTACGTCTGGAACAGCGACGGGATGCGCCTCCACCCGATCCCCTCCGGGGACTGGCGCGAGTACGCCGCGCGTGAGCGCGACGCCTGGCGCGGCACGTGGAGCGCGGCATGACCGGCTACGAGATCCTGGAGGCGGTGCGCGCTGAGCGCGCCGCCTTGCGGGCGCGGGACCAGCTGCTCGCCCGCGTCGAACACGCTCTCAGGGGCGTCCCGGAGGTCCGTACCGTCCCCGAGCGTGAAGTCCGGGGGCACGTGGTCAAGGCGCACACCCGGCGCTCCAGGCGGTCCCAGAACGCTCCGAGCGCGGAGGCCTCGCCGTGAGCCACACCTACCACGCGGCGCTTGCGGGCTACGACGCCCGCAACGTCTTCCACGACGGCTGTCCTGAGTGCGAGCGCCGGGCGGCTGACTTCGGCGCCGCCATCGCGAACGCTGACGCCAACAACTTCCGGGCGCTGTGGATGACCGCGGCGCAGCTGTTCTGGTTCGAGCGCGCGGGCTTCCCGCCGATCGACCCGGACCGCCGGGTCAGCGAGTGCGATCACGAGGTGGCCCGGCAGCTGTACACGGTGATGGTCGTCCTCGAACGTCACTTCGGGCTGCACCCGCGGGGCATGTACGAGCTCGCGGGTAGGCTCTAGGACCTGGGTCTGACCGCGTGCCCGCCCCGCAAGCTACCACCTCCCGCCGGGCGATAAGGGCTGCCGGAGAGCGGCGCCCTCGGTCCCTAAAGGCTGCGAATCTCCTGATGGAGCGCGGCGTCGGGGCTACGGTCCCGGCGCCGTGCATCCGCTTCCACGTTCCTCCAGAGGAGCGCCTGATGCCGCGTGTCCGCAAGCAGTTCGTGGGGCTCAGTGACGGCTCCACCGACATCCGGGGCAAGCGCCCGGGCACCGACATGCCCAAGGCGAAGCAGCGCCAGAAGCGCAAGCCGCGGCGCAAGCCGCCGAAGCCGCCGGGCCGTGCCTGAGCGCCGGGCGTACATCTGCCTACGCTGCGACCCGGTACACCGCGTGTTCGTCGCTGCGGGAGAGCCCGTCCCGAAGTGCCCTCAGCACGGCCGGATGACGCGGCAGACCAACGTGCCGTACGTCCGCCCGCCCGCGCCGCCGCCGCGCCGCCGTAGGCGCTGAGAAAGAATTCGCTAGGGGGGGTTGACGAATCGTCCGGGGCGGTTATACTTCCTGTTGTAACCCGAACCGCCCCACCAAGCCAGGAGATTCAAATGCCCACCACGTCAGAGCCCACCGCCCGTCAGCTTCAGTTCTTCAACTCGCTGCTCGCCGAGCGGAACATGCCGACCATCGAGCACTTCGCGCCGAACACGACCCGCCGCGAGGCCAGCCAGGCCATCGACCAGCTGATGGCGATGCCGCGCCCGGCGCGTACCGCCGCCGCCGTTGACCGCAACGGCGAGGGCACCCAGGTGGAAACGCCCAGCGCCGATAGCCGCGCGGGCCGGATGCTCCTTGCGGGCGGCATCGAGGCCACCGTCACCTTCACCGACGGGCGCCACGCGACCGTGAGCGTCAGGACCCGCGGGCGCCGCGGCAACGGCTGGGCGAACATGAGCCCCGGCGAGGAGGGCGCCCGGACCAACATCAAGATCCTCGGCGCCAACGTCGGCTGGATCAACGTCATCGACGGGCGCTGGGTGCTGACCCTCCGGACCCGTCGCGAGGAGTACCGCCGCGCGATCCTCGCGGTGTTCGAGTACGCCGCGACCGGCGTGACCGCTGACGGCTCACGAGTGCAGGAGGCCTCCCGTTGCGGGCGCTGCTTCCGCGAGCTCACCGACCCGGTCAGCATCGACCGCGGCATCGGCCCGGAGTGCTTCGGCCGTGACACCGGCAGCCAGCACATCGCGGCTGACCGCGACCGCAACGGCACCGCCGTGACCCGCGAGCCGCGCACCGTGACCGGCGTGCTCCGCGAGGCGGGCACCAACGAGGCCGAGGTGGCCGCCGAGGCCGCCCGCCGCCGCGCGCTGAGCAACGGCGCCCACCCCGACCAGGCTGACGGCGACGCGTTCGGCGCGTACGAGGCGGTCCAGGAGCGTCAGGCGTACGAGCGGGAGATGCGTGAGGACGCGCTGTACCGCGAGGAGGCGGAGAACCTCCGTGAGAGCGCCCTCCAGGCGGCGGTCAAGTCGCTGACCGCCCCGGCGCCCGCCCCGGCGCCCGCCCCGGCGCCCGCCGCGGCCCCGGCGCCGCGCCCGGTCAGGCGCCCCACGGACGCTCAGATCAAGCGCGCCCGGGAGATCATCGAGGAGGCGCTGGACCTGGCTGACATCCCCTTCCGTGACACCGTCCTGGCCCTGAGCGTGTTCGACGCGCTCAAGCGCTAGGAGGACAGGGGGCGGCGTTCTGCCGGGACGCCGCCCCCGAGGCTTATACTCACCCAACCCCGAACGTCAGGAGGAACCCATGCTCTACCCATCCGACCGTCACCCCGACTGGATCAACCCGGACGCTGACCTGATCGGCGTCGACGGCAACGCCTTCGCCGTCATCGGCTTCGTCCAGCGCAAGCTGCGCGAGGCGGGCAACTCGAACGAGGTGATCGACGCCTACCGCAACGCGGCCATGAGCGGCGACTACGACCACCTGCTCCTCGTGAGCATGGACTACGCGGGGATGAACGGATGACCGCCCGCCCGGTGGTTCAAGCCACTCACCTCGTTGCGGTGATGATCCGCCGCCGCGAACCGGAGTTCTGGTACGGGCGCCGCGACGCCGTGGGCCACAAGGTCCACGTCCACTACGACGATGGCGCGTACGCCGCGACCGTCAACTACGAGACGCGCGCCTGGTGCGACTACGAGTTCCTTGACCGCGTCCAGGACGCTCTGGACGCCAACGGGCTCCCGTTCGCCGCTGAGTACCTGGGCGACCACGAACTAGCGCTGCTGGAGGCGCTCTGATGATCACGAGACAAGTCAACGGCGAGACGTGGTACATCGTCGCCGTCCACTACCCCACCGCCGCCGCCGCGCGTCAGGCGTGGGAACGAGCCGAGCGGGCGCCGTGGCGCCCGAGCGCCGCCATCGGGCTGATCCGGATGAGCGCTCAGACCCACGAGTTCGACCCCGCGTGCCCCGCGGGCCGTCACCCGGTCGTGGGCGTCACGGTCAAGCGCGCCTCCGCGGAGGACATGGAGGACGAGCTCGCTGACGGCACGCCGTGGGCGCCGGGCCTCTGGTTCCAAGACCAGCTGATCGAGCGTCGCCGCAAGGTGGTCACCGCGTTCGGCTCCTCGCTCCAGGGCACCGGGGGCCGCTACCGCGTGAGGAGGCCGGAGCGATGAACCACGAGGCGCGGCAGGTACTCAGCGTGCTCGACAACGGGCCGACCACGACCAGGAAGCTATCGCTGATCCTGGGCGTATCGCAGTCACGGCTCCGCGCGTTGCTCCGCAAGCTGGCGGCTCAGGGGCTCGTCACCCGGCACGGGAACACCAAGGGCGCGATGTGGGCGCGGCGCGGGCAGACCGACGCGCAGCAGACCCGCGTCGCGCGTCTCCTCGTCCGGGAGTTAGCCGAGCGGCTCCAGCGGTTCACGTACGAGGATCTCCAGTCGAAGCTGCCGGGCGTACCTGAGCGTCAGCTGCGCGCGGCGCTCAGGTACTACGAACGCGGCGGCAGGCTGGAGGTGGACAAGCGGCGCCGGAACGAATCCCGCCGCTACCGGTTCGTGCCTACCGCGCCCGTGCGTCCCAGGGAGCGCAGGCAGCCCCCTGAGGCGGCGTTCGTTGACCGCTCGGGCGGGGGCCGACCCGTGGAGGGCACCGGCCGTCAGAGCCGCCCCGGGAGCCACGAGGTGCAGCAGTTGTTCGAGGAGATCACTGCGGCGGGCGGCGAGCTACAACGCCGAGCGCGTCACTGGTGCGTGATGTACGGCGGGCAGATCATCGCGACCATCCCGGGCACGCCGAGCGATCACCGCGCGCTACTGAACGCGCGGGCCAACCTGCGCCGCGCCGGGCTACCCATCGGCGAGGAGGTGCAGCCGTGAGCAGCGCCGCCGGGCCAAGCCTTATACTTCCCATGACAACCCGAACCGACCCAAGGAGGTCACCGTGAAGCAGGGACTCTCCCTGCAGGACTTCGCCGCTGAACTGGAGCGGCAGAACTCCGCCAAGCAGGACTACGTCGCGGACACGCGGCGGATGCACTTCAACACCGAGGTGCTGGAGACCGGCCGCGGCGGTCACAGCGAGATCGACCTGATCGGTGACGGCTCCACGCCGGACACCTCCGGGCTGATCGTCACTGAGCACTGCCACCGGCAGCTGGCCGACCACCTCAACATCCCCTGGAAGTTCTACGAGCGCATCCAGGGCGGGCTGCCGAACCTGCTCGACATCAACGTCAACCGGCTGCTCCACCACGACCCGTCCCGCCGGATGGTCCGCACGCTGGACGGCAAGGCGCGGGCGTTCCTCAGCGACCGCTACCGGCGGCTCGACAACCACGAGCTCGCCCGCGCGGTCCTCCCGATCCTGCAGGACCTGGGCGAGGGCGTCCGGGTGGAGTCGTGCGCGCTCACCGACGAGCGGATGTACATCAAGGCGCTGACCCCGCGCGTTACGGGCCAGGTCAAGGTCGGCGAGGAGGTCTGCGCCGGGGTGTTCATCAGCAACAGCGAGATCGGCTGGGGCTCGCTGAGGGTCGAGCCGTTCGTCTACACGCTCGCCTGCACCAACGGCATGGTCCTGCCGCGCTCCCTCGGGGAGTCCTTGCGGCGCATCCACGTCGGGCGCCGCGTCCAGAACGAGGAGGCCTCGTACGCGGTGTTCCGTGACGAGACGCTCCAGGCGGATGACCGCGCGTTCTTCATGGCGGTGGCTGACGTGGTGCGTGCCGCCGTGGACGAGGTGCGCTTCCGTGAGGTGGTCGAGGCGCTCCGCGCCGCGGCCGAGGGCAAGCCGCTGGAGAGCGTGACGCTGGGCGTCCAGCGCCTCGCCAAGGCGGAGGGGCTCAGCGACGGCGAGGCCGACAGCGTCCTCACCCACCTGGCGGGTGGCGGCGACCTGACTCGCTGGGGCCTGCTCAGCGCGGTCACGCGCGCCTCGCAGGACGTAGACTCGTACGACCGCGCCACCGAGTTGGAGGAGCTCGGCGGCAAGCTGCTCGTCTACTCTGACGCGGAGTGGGCCGCGCTGGCGGCGGCGACGGCGTAGGATCGCGGGCGCCGGGCGGGCTGTCATGGCTCGCCCGGCGCGCACCGTCATGTACCGGCCACGGCTCTCAGTGATCATCGCGTCGAGCGGGCGCCCGACCCTCCAGCGGACGCTTGACTCCGTGAACCCGCAACTGCGTGAGGGCGACGAGTGCCTCGTCAGCATGAACCTCGACTGCCCGTGGGGTCACGCCGCCCGCAACCAGCTGATGCGCGCCGCCCGCGGTGACGCGCTCATGTTCATCGACGATGACGACTGGTACACGCCCGGCGCGCTGGAGCTCGTCCGCGCCCGGATCAGACTCCACGCCTGGAAGGTCCATCTCTTCCGGATGCGCTACCGCGATGGGCGCCTCCTGTGGGCTGACCCTGAAGTCAGGGACGGCAACGTCAGCACCCAGATGGTCGTCACGCCGCCTCCGCTGAGGGCTCAGTGGGGCGATCGCTACCAAGGGGACCTGGACTTCATCCGCGGGCTCCAGGCGGAGTTTGGGGAGCCCTGCTGGCACACGCCGGTCATTGCGGAGATCGGCAAGTGAACGTCCTCGCGCTCAGGGCCGACTCGTACGGCTGTGGGCACTACCGGATCAGCCTGCCCGCCCGGCACGCGGGCGTCCCGGTCCAGGTGGAGGATCGCATCCCGCTGAACATGCGCCGGGTGGGCGCTACGAACCAGCGGATCCTGATCAGCGTTCCGGTCGGCGCTGACGTGGTGGTCATCCAGCGCCCGGTGAGTCACCACATGCCAGCGATCATCTCGATGCTCCAGCAGCAAGGCGTCGCGGTCGTCGTGGAGCTCGATGACGACCTCTGCGCGCTGGACCCGCGTCACGGCGCCTACGCCGCGCTCCATCCAGCGAACACGCCTCACGCCAACTGGCAGCACCTCAGAACCTGTTGTGGAGCCGCCGACCTGGTCACCGTGACCACTGAGCCGCTGGCCCGCAAGTACGCGGCTCACGGGCGCGTTGCCGTCCTCCCGAACTGCGTCCCTCAGGCGTTGCTCAAGCTGAAGAGCCCGCTGGACGCCGACTTCGGCTGGACGGGCTCACTCGCCAGTCACCCGCGCGACCTGGGCGTGCTGGGCACCGCCGTTCGGGATCTGGTCAACGATGACGGGTTCAGCTTCCGCGTGGTCGGTGACGGCAAAGGCGTCGCGAAGCAGCTGGGCCTGGGCGGCGTCGATGACACCGGCTGGCTGGATCTGGACCTGTACTACCGGGCGGCGGCTCAACTGCGCGTCGGGCTCGTGCCGCTTCAGGACACCGCGTTCAACGAGGCCAAGTCGGCGCTGAAGGGCATCGAGTACGCCGCGCTCGGGATCCCCTTTGTCGCGAGCGACACTCCGGAGTACGTGGACCTGCAGAGCCGCGGCGCCGGGTTCCTTGCGGACCGGCCGCGCCGCTGGCGTTCGATGGTGCGCTGGCTACTCCAGAACGTCTCTCACCGCGAAGAACTCGTCCAGGCGGGCCGCGACACGGTGGCTGCGTACTTCACCATCGAGGATCAGGGCTGGCGCTGGGCGGAGGCCTGGGAGCGGGCGATCGCCTACCGCAAAGAGCTCGGTAGCATGCCGCGCGTCGTAGCCTGACCGCCGGGCGCGCCGGTACGATCGGCGCGTGCGTGACGAGGTGAGGCTGCTGGGACGGACGAGCGGGTACACCTCCGACCCTTCGCGGGCGCTCCCGGGAGAACCCGAGGCCGTGGACAGGTCCACACAGCAGCGGTTCACGCTGGAAGCCGCTCGCAACTGGCCGCGGCTCAGTTCGCTCCAGACCCAGGAGCGTCGTGAGGCGCCAACGCACGTCAGGCTCCAGCGCGCCGAGGCGCAAGCCCGGGTCAGCGGGATCGACGTGCACAGGGAGCTCCGCCTCACCCGGCTCGCCATCGAGGCGGGGCGCCCTGCGGCGCACGTAGAGCGGCGACTCCAGGTTCTGGAAGCCCGGGTCTACCCACGCTGAAGGGCGGCTGGCTGCTGGTGCTGGTCCTGGCGCTGATCGTGCTCGCGGTCTACCTGGGCATCATCATCGAGATCGTGGTGACCGGCGGACTCAGCGCTAGCTAGTGGCGTTATACTCGGCTCGTTCAGTGGCGAGCGCCCTAGACCCGAATGGGGCGCGCTGTACCGGCCGCGAGGTAGGAGTCCGTGTCCCCGGGCGAGATCCTCAGAGCGTGCGCAACCTGCTCGGCACCGTTCCGCCCGCAAGGCGCTGAGCGGCACTGCCCGGCGCACCGCGTCACCGAGAGGTTACCCACCACGCGGTCACGGCCGACGAGCAGCACCCAGCGTGAACGGATTAGGCAGGCGGTCCTACTGCGTGACCCGCTCTGCACGCTGAGCCTGCCGGGCTGTACGCGCGTGAGCACCGTCGCTGATCACGTCATCGCCGCGGCTGACGGTGGCGCCTACGAGGAGTCCAACCTTCGAGGCGCTTGCTGGCACTGCAACTCGGTACGCGGCGGACAGTCTGCCCACCGAACAGGTGGAGCGGAGCGCGCGGCCGTCCACCGCCATGGTGTGGACGGCGCGACGCTCATCCGCTCACGACGACTTCACTGAAGGAGGCTCATGCCCCGACCCGGACGCAGGACCACCCCGAAGCGGAAGCCCGGCAACAAGCCGCCCGTCGGCAAGCCCGGCAACAGCAAGGGCGGCGGCGACGGCAAGACCGTCAAGCCCAAGAAGCAGCGGGGAACGTGAGTGTCGTACGGTGACCTGACATCCGCTGAACAGGCGCACTGGAACGAGTACACCAACCTGCGCCAGTTGAGCGACTGGCCCGGGTTCAGCGACGGGCAGCGTCAGCGCAGGACCGACAGCCGGGCGTGGCTGGTCGAGCGCCGCAAGTCCATCTGGCGCAGCGCTCAGCCCAAGAGCAAGGGCGGTGACGGCAAGGGCTGGAACGTCGCGAACCGCCGGACCCGCTGGGAGTTCCTGAAGGACGCGAACCTCAACACGGGCGCCCCGAAACACGAGGTCCGCCTCCCGGCGCCCGGCGCCATGACTCAGACCGAGCGCGTCTACGTCGAGGAGCGCGAGGTGTACCTGGTGTTCACCTCCACCAGCGACGCTCAGAAAGCGCGCAAGGTCGCCAACGTGGACTGGCTGGTGAACCGGCGGAAGCAGCTGTACCGGCTGCTGCGTGACGAGCCCAACAAGATGGCCCGTGAACGCAAGGCCCGGTACGACGCGCTCTGCATCGCGACGGGTCACGGCAAGGTGTTCACCGAGTGGAAGAAGACCCATAACAAGTGGGGCGTCCCGATCAAGACCGAGCCGACCACCGGCCGGGCCGTTGCGGTCAGCAACGCGCGCAAGCACCTCGGTGTGAAGGAGAACCCGGCCAACTCCAACCGCGGCGAGCCGCAACCGTCAGGCTGGCAGCGCCGGGTGTTCGGTAGCACCGGGGTGCCGTGGTGCGCTTGCTTCACCAGCTGCATGGCCTGGGACGCGGGAGTCGAGGGCTCAGCGACAGCAGCCGTCAGCGTGGCCTGCTCGATGGCCCGCGCGGGCAAGGGCATCTACCGCGGCGCTACCCGTGACCCGAGCCGCGTGAGGCGCGGCGATCACGCGGTCATCGGCTGTGAGTCATGCCACATCGAGATGGTGATCAGCGACACCGATCCGTACCACACCATCGGGGGCAACACCTCACCCGGCGCGGGCGGCTCGCAGTACAACGGCGGCGGCGTGTTCGAGCGGCACCGCCGCGGTCAGGTTGTCCTCTGGCTACTGGTGAGGTTCTGATGCCCGACGAGCCCGGCTCTGACGAACTGCTCGGGAAGGACGCTGTCCTCGCTGAGGCCAAGGCCGTGGAGGGTGAGGAGAAGGAGCTCGCTGACGAGGACGCGCTCACCGCTCAGACTGAGACGCCGCCCGGTGATGACCCGCCCGAGGAAGGCGACGAGCTCGACCCCGACGCGCCGCCCGACGGTGAACCCCACCCCGAGTACGATCCACTGCCCGGGCCTGGACCTGGGGACTGAGGGTACGATCCCCAGTGACCACACCACTCCACCCGGGAGGGACGCTGTGAGCGACGAGGTGCAGGAACCGCAGGGCGTGCCGGAGGGAGCGCCGGACTCACCGGCTCCCGAGCAGGCCGAACCGCCGCTGGAGCCCAACCCCGAGGCCGACCCCGAGGCCGACCCCTCAGCCGTCGAGCCTGACCCCGAGGAAGCGGACGCCGAAGCCTGATGGCTGCAACGCCGAGCCCGGTCTACCTACGCGGCACGTGCGGCCTCTGTGGGTGGACTGGGCTCGGTCGTACCTTCCGGGTCATCATGCCCACCGTCTGCCCTCAGTGCGGACACTACTCAGTACGGGCTACGTCATCCACTCCACCTACCACCAGCGATGACAGCAACGCTGACCCCGACCAGTGATCGAGCTCGCCCTCGCCTTCCTCATCGGCGTCATCGTCGGGGTAGCCATCGTGCATGCTGTCAGCGCGTACCGATGGAAATGACTGAGAGGGGGGGCCTTCTCATCTCGGGGCTCTGTGACGGGGGCGGGCGTGCCGCGGGCCTTCCTGCAGCGAATTCGGCGGAGAAGTTTCTCTGAGCAGGGGTTTCGGTGAGCCGATGGCCGCATTTCCACTTCCACGGGGCCGGGCGGGATCACTTGTTCTTGATCGTGGCGGTGTTGCTGTTCATCCTGATGACGATTTGGGGCCTCGCGACGATGGTGTTGCTACTGCTGTACCAGGACGACGTGAGCGAGGGCGTCAAGACGCGCCTGATCGCGGCGTTCGCGTCGATGTTCACCGGGTTCTTGGGCTTCGCGGTGGGCTACATCGCCGGGCGCGGCGGGGAGAGCTAGGGTGTGCCGGTCCTGGCGGCCCTGGACGTGGCGGCGTTGCTGCTGGCGCTGGCGGCGATCATCTCAGCGGTGGGCGGGGTGGGTAGCACGATCATGGCCCTCCGGAAGAGCCAGGGCGAGGAGCAGCAGAACTGCCTTGACCGGCTGAAGGAGGCGCGCGCTGAGGCTGAGCGGCTGGCGGTCGAGTTGCACGCGCTGAAGATGGCGGAGGCGGCGCCGGATGAGGAGTAGCACCATCTGGGCGGTGGTGGGCGCGTCGGCGTTCGTCGCGGCGGGCGGGTTGGGCGCGGCGGCGGTGATCGCTCAGAGCCCGGAGCCCGCGAAGACCGTGACGGTGGACGTGGGGAAGGGTGAGAAGGGCGACACAGGTCCGGCTGGACCCGCTGGCCCCGCAGGACCGACTGGCCCGAAGGGTGATACGGGTGATCGGGGACCGGCTGGACCGCGTGGAGCGGTCGGCCCGGTCGGCCCGGCGGGTCCGCGGGGGCCTCAGGGACCGCCGGGAGCGGTGACGTGCCCGTCGGGTTACGTGTACGGGAAGCTGATCATCAACCACCCGGGCGGTCAGGCGACGATTCTTACGTGCATGACGCCTGACTCGAACTAGCGTTCCGGGGCCGTGACGCTCACCGAGCCCGACCGAATCGCCCTCCTGGAGGAGATTGCGCAGGACAAGACGATCAAGGCGACACAGCGGTTGCGGGCGCTGGAGGAGTTAGGACGCGAGCGGAGACGTGAGGCGGCGCGTACGGGCGCCGAGCTCCCGCCGGAGGAGCAGCCGGACCCGTTCGCGGACATGGATGAGGTCGCCGTGGCGCGTCAGCGGCGCTCACGGAGGTCAGCGTGAGGAGCGCGGTGCTGATCACCGACGTACGGACGCTGAAGCGCGCGCCGAAGCCGTTCACGGTCGAGCACTTCAGGATCTACGGGTCACGGCTGGTGTTCGATGACGGTGAGCGCCGGGAGCCGGAGGGCTGGCAGCTGGACTTCGCGCGTGAGGTGTTCAAGGCGCTGGCGCGGGGCGCGTGGGGCTACGAGAACTGGCTGGTGGTCCCTGAAGGGAACGGGAAGACGACGTTCATGGGCGAGTTGGGCCTGTACGGCGTGGACTGGGCGTTCCGGCCGTGGATACCGCTGTTCGCTCACAACGGTGATCAGGCGAAGACGACGTACTACCAGGCGAAGACGTTCGTTGAGAACACCCCGGGATTGCACCATCGCTTCCGCTGCTACGACGGCTTGCGGACGATTCGCCCGTTCAAGGACGGGAAACGGCGCCCGGGCCGGGGGCTGGAGGTGTGTCCGTGGGACCCGGACGCCAATGACGGGACCATCCCGTACCCGTTCTTCCTGGCTGACGAGCTCCACCGGCATCCCACGATGGAGACGTGGCGGCTGATGAAAGGTAAGTGCAAGAAGCGGAAGGCCGTGGGCATCGGGATCAGCACCGCGGGGCTGCCCGGCAGCGAGTTCGAGACGGCGCGCGACAAGATGCGTGACGGCGCGCAGCAGCGGATCAGGCGGCACGGGGGCACGCTCTACCGGGGACGGCGTCACAGCATGCTGGAGTTCCGCCTGGAGGACGTTGACAAGGCGACTGACCCGCGGGCCGTGGTCAAGGTGAACCCGCTGAGCACCATCACGCTCGCGGACATCCGGGAGGAGCTCGCCGCACCGACGTTCGACATCGGGGACTGGAAGCGGCTGAAGTGCTGCATCGCGGCGCGCTCGACGCTGGCGGCGATCAGCGATGAGGAGTGGTCAGCCGCGTCGGAGCCGGAGTTCACCGAGATCCCTGAGGGCGAGCGCATCGACTACGGGCTCGACTTGGGCTGGAAGTACGACACCACGAGTGGCGTGGCGCAGTGGGAGCACCCTGACGGCTGGCACCTGTGGGATGAGGCGGACGTGATCAGCCCGCCGCGTGACGGCTCGTCGCTGCACCCGGACAAGATCAAGCGCGTGCTGGTGGCGCGGCATGAGCGCAATCCGATCGACGCGATCGTGATGGACATGACGAACGGCGAGGACATCGCGGCGTGGGCCGTGGACGAGCTCGGCTGCACCGTGATCGACCGTCCGCAGGGCAACAACCACGCCGTGAGGGACTACAAGAACGTGATGCGCGGGCTGAGGACGCGGGCGCTGAGGCACGTGCCGTACTGCCCCAAGCTGACGGCGCACAGCATGAACGCAGTGGCGTGGAAGCTGCCGCGCGGTGACACCAAGTTCGAGCGGCCGTCGCTCAGCCGCACCAGCCGGACCAAGCAGGACGAGCGCGTGATCGACGCGCTCGACGCGGGCGGCTTCGCGTACACCAACGCCTGCGTCGAGCCCGTGCCGGAGCCGACGATCAACCTCGACGACTATCGCATACGTGTCCTCTAGCACCTGTCAGTGCGGTTGCGGTGAGGCTGTCAGGAGCGGCAGCCGGTTCCGCCGCGGTCACAACAAGCGCAACCAGCCGCTCCAGTCGAAGTGCAGCGTTGTCGGCTGTCCGCACCCGCGACTCCGCTACCAGGCCGTCTGTCGTGAGCATCACAACCTGAAGATCAACACGTACCGGCGGAAGCGGATGGGACTCTCACCGGCCGACTACCAGGCCATGCTCGATGAGCAGGGCGGCGTGTGCGCCATCTGCGGTGACCCGCCGGGCGTGCAGGCGCTCGCAGTGGATCACGACCACGCGACGGGCTACGTCCGCGGGCTGCTCTGCACCAACTGCAACCACCTCCTCGGGAAGGCGAAGGACAACCGGACCGTCCTGGAGGCCGCGATCGCCTACCTGGCGAGGGGGAGGTGCTGATGGAGACAGTTCAGGAGCGTAACGAGCGGATCGAGCGGCTGGAGGCCGGGCGCCGGGAGCGCGCTCAGGAGCCAACTGGACCGGTGGAGGTCGCGCCGGGCCGCGGTGACCTGAGGCGGAGCTCGGTGTCTGTCCCGGCGATGCCGATGAACTTCGGGCTGCCGTGGCTCGGGGTGGCGTCGAACACCGTCTGGTCGGTGGACGGCCGGGTGGTCAGCTTCGCTCAGATCTTCAGCGAGCAGGCGTGGGTGGCGGCCGCGGTCATGCGGATGCTGACGTGGTCGGTCCGGGTGCCGCTGAAGGTGTACCGGCGGACCGGTGACGACTCGCGAGTGCGGCTGAGGCCGTCGGATCACCCGCTGGCGGCGGCGATCGACAACCCCTGGGACCGCGGCTACCCGGCGGCGCTGACGCAGGCGCTGCTGGGGCCGGTGCTCGTGCACGGCAACTCGGTGACCGAGGTGGATGAGGGCCGCTCGGGGAAGATCACGTTCACACCGCTCGACTGGCGGTTCCTGACCCCGGTGAAGCCCTACGGGGACATCGTCAGCTGGCGGGTGGCGCCTCAGTCCACGGGTGCCGGGGAAGCGACGCGTGACCTGTCGGTGGATGCGGCGCTGCACGTGGCGTGGTGGAGCCCGCTGTCACCGGAGGGCGTGTCGCCGCTGAACCAGCTGGGCACCACGATCGCGCTCGAGGACGCCGCGACCCGCTATCAGAAGGCCCAGTTCCGGAACGGGGCGCGCCCGCCGAGCGCCATCGAGGCGACCGTCGAGTTCCTCGGCCTCCAGCCCGATGTCCGGGACGAACTGATCAAGAACCTGCGTGAGGACGTGACCGCCATCTACAGCGGGCCGGACAACGCGGGGCGCCCGGCGCTGCTACCGCCGGGCCTGTCATGGAAGGCGGTCGGGCATACGTCGGTCGAGGCCGAGTTGATCGCGCAGCGGCTGATCGACCGTGAGGAGGTGGCGGCCGTCTACCAGATCCCGCCGCCGATGCTGGGTGACCTGAGGCGCGCGACCTTCTCGAACGTCACCGAGCTCCGGCAGGTGGCGTACACCGATGGGCTTGGCCCGCCGCTGGTCCTGATCGAGCAGGTGATGACCAGCGGCATCCTCCGCAACCTGCTGCGCGAGGATGACACGTACTGTGAGTTCGACTTCAGCGGGGTGCTGCGCGGCGACTTCCTCAAGGAGGTCACCGCGCTCCGCGGCGCCATCGGGTCCGCGCTGATGACCCCGAACGAGGGCCGGTCGAAGATGAACCTGCCGCGCTCGACTGAGCCCGGCGCCGACCAGCTGTACCTCCCGATGAACAACCTTCAGCCACTCGGCACCACACCGGGGCCGAACCGTCAGCAGCGCCGCGCGCTCGTGCTCCCGCCGGGCGTGTCACGACCCGAGGAGGAGGTGTTCGCGTGAGCGATCAGGAGCATGTGGAGGTGCCGCCGGGCGCCGCGTTCGCGGAACTGGAGGGGCACCTGTGGGCCATCCGCCCGGCGGTGCTCGGAGAGCTCTTCGCGCTGGCGGCGGACGGCCGGTTCCTGGACCTGGCCCGCCCGGAGGCGGCGCGTCGGCCGGGGCGCCCGCGGAAGATCAACGGACCCGTCCAGGTGATCGGGCTGCACGGCATCATGGCTGACCTCGGCTTCCTGGCGGCGTTGTTCGGGCTGGAGAACCCGCTGCATCGCTTCCGGCGTGACTTCGCCGAGGCGATGGGCAACGAGGACGTGGGCGCCGTGGTGATCGACGTGGATTCGCCGGGCGGCACGGTCGATCACGTCCCCGAGGTGGCCGCTGAGATCCGCGCGGCGCGCGGCCGCAAGCCGATCGTCGCCGTCGCGAACACGCTGGCGGCGTCAGCGGCGTACTGGCTCGTCTCACAGGCCGACGAGGTCGTGGTGACCCCGAGCGGTGAGGCTGGGTCGATCGGCGTGTACGCGGCGCACCGTGACATGAGCGGCGCGCTGGAGATGGCGGGGATCAAGAACACGCTGATCCACGCCGGGAAGTACAAGACGGAGGGCAACCCGTTCGAGCCGCTGACGGACGACGCGCGGGAGCACATCCAGGAGGACGTGAACGCCTTCTACGACCTGTTCACGGCGGATGTGGCCCAGGGCCGCGGCGTCAAGCAGCAGGCCGTCAGGGACGGCTACGGAGAGGGCCGGGTCCTGAACGCGAAGAACGCGGTGCGTGACGGGCTTGCGGACCGTGTGGAGACGTTGGGTGAGGCCGTGGCACGCCTCACCGCGAGGTCACACGGCGGCGTGACCACGGCCGAGGTGATCACCGGAGCCGCAACCGCCGATCCCGAGGCCGAGGCCGTGGCCGGAGCCGCTGAGGGCGATGACGCGCTGAGCGAGGACGAGAAGCGGGAGTTCGCGGACGTGATGTTCGCGCTCCGGCTGGACCGCTTGCACGACGCGATCGCCTGACCCGACACCCACGACCCCGAGGAGGGGTTCAGAAGATGGCAGTCAGCACCAACGTGGCGCTGCGCGACCGCCTGAAGGACATCCGCTCCCAGCTGGCCGAGGCGCGTGACGAGCGCGCCACCGCTCGCACCGAGCAGGAGTCCGCGAAGGACAAGTTCGCGCAGGCGTCCCACGAGGGCAAGGTCACCGAGTGGCCGGAGTTCAAGGACGCCCAGGAGGCGGTCAAGAAGGTCGGCGGCATCGAGGACCAGATCGCGGACCTGACGCTCGCCGAGTCGGAGATCCTCAAGCTGCTCGGCGACGAGCAGGGCGCCCCGGACCCCGGCGGCAACGACCGTGGCTCGTACGGGGAGCTCGCCCGCGGCTGGAACGGGCACCGCCTGGTCGCGAAGGGCTCGAACTACGCCAAGGCGCGGGACATGGGCGTGTTCACGTCCACGGCGAAGTTCGGCGTGGTCGAGTTCGGCCCGATCGCGTCCCGTGAGGAGGCCGCGCGCTTCCTCGCCGAGCTCCCGGCCGCTCCGGCGGCGCCGGTTGACTCCGCGGCGACCGCGGGCCTCATCCAGCCCGACGTGCGCGGGCTGCTCGCGCCGATCCTGCGGCCGCTGAGGTTCCTCGACCTGATCCCGACGGGCACCACCGACTCGAACTCGATCGAGTACACGCAGGTGACGGCGATCCCCGCGTCGGCGGCGCCGGTCGCCGAGGGCGCGGTGAAGCCGCAGCAGGGGCTCACGCTGGTCGACGCGACGGCGCCGGTCAGGACCATCGCGGGCTGGATCAAGGTCAACCGGCAGTCGATGGACGACGCCGCGGGCCTGGCCACGCTGATCAACACGCTGCTGCCGTACGACGTGAGGCGGCAGATCGAGAAGCAGATCCTCGCGGGTGACGGCACCGGCCAGAACCTGCGCGGCATCCTCAACACGTCCGGCATCGGCGCCCCGGCGTTCGTGGCGGGCGACAACATCGCTGACGCGATCCTGAGGGCGATGACGGTCGTGGTCCTGTCGGACCAGGAGCCGAACTTCGCCGCCATGCACCCGCTCGACTGGCAGGACCTCCTGCTCATGCGCGAGGTGGGTGGCTCGACGGGCACGTCGCGTTCGGGTCAGTACCTGTACGGCGGTCCGGCCACGATGGCCGCGGCCCAGATCTGGGGCCTGACCATCACGCCCACGGTCATGATCGCGAAGGGCACCCCGCTGGTGGGCGACTCGAACGGCTGCACGCTGCTGTACCGTGAGGCCGTCAACGTCAAGGCGTCCGACAGCGACCAGGACGACTTCGTCCGCAACCGCGTGACCATCTTGGCGGAGGCCCGGGTGGCGTTCCCGGTCTGGCGCCCGTCGGCGTTCGCGAAGGCGGCCACCTCCTAGGAGGCAAGCCATGCCGAGGAAGGCAACCAAGGACACCTACGGCGTCGAGATGCTCGGCGGCGTGGAGGTCCGCCGCCAGATCTTCGCCGGGGAGATGATCCCGGTGACGATCGAGGTGGACGAGGGCGACTACGAGGAGGTCGAGGGCGGCGAGACCGTCATCGGCGCCGACCCGGAGCCCCCGAAGCGTCAGTCCCGCGCCAAGAAGAAGGCCGACGACTGACGGCAGCAGTGGCCGCGGCGGAACGTCCGCGTCAACCGCCCGCCGCGGCCACCCTTACGATCTACCCGACATGCACAGCCCACTCGGAGAAGACATCGTCGCGTCACTCCCGGTGACGGGTCCGCCGCCGACGTACGGCGCGCGGATCGAGGTCCCGATCACGCGGCAGATCGTGACGTTCTGGCGCCCGGCGGAGCTCATGCCCGCCACCGCTGACGCCGATTCGTACTGGTCGGTGACGCTGGAGAGCCCGCCCGCCACGGGCGACTGGCTGATCGTCTGGGTGCCGCAGGATCCGCTGACCGAAGCCGAAGGCTCCGATGAGCGGCTGGTGTTCGTGCCGTTGTTCGTGGAGGCCGCATGACCGACTTGGCATGGTGGTGGAGTCAGGCGCCGCCGTTCATACCTGACGTGACGGACATGGTCGGGACGACTGCGCCGGTCTGGGCGCCGACGGTGGAGGACATCGCGATCGTGGTGCCCGCGTACACCGCCGGGGGCTTCGACGACGACGCTGAGAACGCGGGCGCGCTTCAGGGCGCGTTCACTGATGCCACCGAGCCGACCGAGGCGGAGGTCGAGACGCTGATCTTCTTCGCCTGTCGCGAGGTCGAGGGCCGTGTCGGGCTCCCGATCCAGGAGAAGGACTACAACCTCGCCCGCGCTGCGGCGACGTGGCACACGGCGATGAACATCTCCTCCGGGAAGCAGCCCGCCGCGACCGATGACGCGACCGGCGAGTACCGCGGCTACTCGAACAACTTCATCGCGGCGATGCGCGAGCTCGTCTACCACGGCCGGATGCCGCTGAACACCCGGATGCGCTGATGCCGTTCAACCTGACCCCGCTGAACGCTCGGATTGAGGTCAACGGCGTTGCCTCGACGCAGCTGATGATCGACGGGCTGCAGAAACGTGGTCACAACGTCGAGCCGATCCTGCAGTCGATCCAGGTGAAGCACTATCTGGAGCAGTCGGCGAACCGGCGGATGGAGGGCTACCCGTTCCGGCCGGTGACGGCGCGCTGGCGGCGCCGCAAGGCGCAGGAGGGGCTCGATCCGCGGACGATGCACGCCTCGAACCGGCTCGCGAACGCGCTGGCTCACACGACCAGCGGTGACGTGAAGATCGACGCCAGCGCGACGACGCTGACGTGGGGCATCCAGAAGAGCTCGGACCTGTGGATCAGGACTCACGTCCAGGCGACGCGGGGGCGCCGGGCCGTCGTGATCGACGCTACGGCCGAGGACAACATCGCGCTCGCCATCGGCAAGTACGTCGCGTTCGGCGCGCTCCGCCGCGGCCTCGCCGGGCTGGTCGCAGCGACTGCCGCGCCGGGCGTTCCTCCGCCTCCCTGATGCCTGACACCGCGCTGACAATCCCGTACGACGTGGAGGGCGTGATCGTCGACCTGATCCGGCGGCGCCATGTCGAGCACATGGCCAAGCTGGAGCGGCAGCGCGGCGTCGCGCCCCGGACGTTCCAGACCTACAACACAGTCGTACGGATGAGCGACGCTCAGGGCATCCGCCTCAGCGGTGACACCACGCCGAGCCTGCTGGTCGGGGTCGTTGGGGTGCCCGGGATCATCCGGAACGAGGACGAGTGCCTCGACTTGACCTTCCAGCTGGGGATGCAGGTCACCGTCCTCGGGCAGCGGCGGCGGGACGTGCTCCTCAAGCGCGACGCGTTCGCGTGGAGCACCATCGAGTGCATCTACCAGCGGTTGCCGCGACACGCGGCTGGGGCGTTGGCGCTACCGAGTCCGCAGAATGACTCTCGGCTCCAGGCGAACCAGCCGCCCGCGGTCATCCGGGACGTGGAACTGATGGATTACGAGCCGCTCAGCGACGGGGACACGCAGCGCACCGTCGGTGACGTGCGGATGATCTGGCAGGTGGGCGTTGCGAACGCGCTGAGCATCCGCGGCGGCTGGCCGGTGGATGACTCCGACTGGCCGTACGACGCGGGCGGCGCGCCCGCTGATCCGTACGATCCGCAGCAGCCTTGGCCGGGCGCGCGGCCGGAGGTCGTCGTGGACCGGAAGCTGGTGATCGAATGAGACACAACAAGGAGGAGGGCGGCTGATGCCCCTTGACATCGGGCTGGAGCTCGGCGTCACCCTGGAGATCGTCGACGAGCCGGAGGCCGCGACTCCGCCGACCCAGACTGACACCGGGTTCCTGATCCACACCGTGAGCGGGAGCGGCGCGCCCGCCAGCGAGGTCACCGAGGTGCGCTCATCGGGCGAGGCGCGTGACCTGTTCCCGAATGACCCGGCGCTCACGACCATCACCGACGGCTACTTCTCGATCGGCGGCGGACGGCTGTTCATCTCGCCGCTGGGCTCGGACGCGCTGGCGGCGGCGGAGGCGTTCACGCCGGAGTACGGGCCGGGCCAGCTGATGGCGCCCGAGGTGCTCACGGCGGCGAAGCAGGCGGACCTCGTCCAGTGGGCGTGGGACAACAACCACATCTACCTCGCCTCAGCGCCCGCCAACTCGACGCAGGCGCAGCTGGAGACGCTGTCGGACACGCTGATCAGCCCGGAGGGTCGGTTCAGCGGCCTGTGGGGTGACGTGATCCAGGTGCCGGGCCTCGCGCCGGGCACGTCGCGTGACCTGGACTCGGCGGTCGCGGTGGGGGCGCTGATCGCGCGCTCGGACATCCTGACCGGCAACCCGAACCTGGCCGCGGCTGGGAACCACACGCCGGGCGCCGCCGGGCAGGTGGATTTCGCGATCGGAGTCACGCCTGAGCGGGCGCTCCAGGAGATCAGGGAGCTCGCCAAGGCGCAGGTCAACTCGTTCCGGCGGGTGAACAAGCGCGTCAGGAACTACGGCTTCTGGACGCTCGCGGACCTGGATCAGCTTCCGCAGTGGTGGGACCTGAGCGGCTCGCGGACGATCATGGCGCTGAGGGCGCGCGAGGAGGCCGTCGCGGAGGAGCTCCTGTTCGGTCAGGTGGCCGCGGACGGCATCTTCCTCGACCGCTACCAGTCGAGCCTCGCCGCGGTCTGCGCGGAGCTCCAGCGGATCGGGGCGATCTACGGCACCGACCGGGCGCCCGGCTACCGGGTGGACGTGAGCATGAACCCGACCTCGCAGATCGCGACCGGGCTGGTGCAGGCGTCGGTGATCGTCAAGACGAGCCCGTTCGCCGCGGCGCTGCGGATCAACCTGATCCGCCGGGCCATCACGCAGCCTCTCTGACGGATGGCGCCCGGACCAGGTCCTAGGGTCTGAGCGAGGGCGCCCGCGGTCCGTAGGGACCGGTTCTGGAGTCCACGGCACGCTTATCACAGGAGGAACTACCGGCAATGCCGTACATGCAGCGCAACTGGACCGTTCACCTCTCCGTCGACAATCAGGACTTCGGGTTCTGGGCGGTGAAGGAGGGCGGCGGGATCGAGACCGAGGACTCGACCTACGACGACTGGGACGGGCAGGTGCAGCTGGGTGGCAAGCGCACCCGGACGGAGATCACGCTCCGGAAGCTGTACCGCGAGCAGGTGCACGCCGTGTTCCGCACGCTCGACGCGCTCGCCGGGCGCGGCAGCATCGTGCTCACGGCGAGCCCCACCGATGACGACGGCGTCAGCTGGGGCAACCCGATCATCAACACCGGCAAGCTGGGCAACGTCGCCCCGCCGGACGTGGACAAGTCATCGAGCGACGGCGGTGAACTGGAGATCGTCGTCCGGCCGAACGTCGCGCTGGCCTAGGATGCCGCAGCCTCCGGCCGGTCAGGACTTCTACATGGTCATCGGCCTCGGCCACGCGACGACGGACGTGCAGGGCGCGGCGCAGGTGTTCGTGGCGACCGGTAGTTCGGAGGAGGCGGCGGTCGCGAAGGTTGCGCCGCTGGTCCCGGACGCGCTGCTGTTCACGGCGCAGGTGGTGCCGACGTTCGACCGGCCGAAGACGCCCTGAACCCTGCTACCCAAGGAGAACTAGCCCATGGCAGAGCCCGCGATTCGTATGGTTGGCGGCTCACCGGAGGATGAGCGGCGCGAGCCGCCTCTGCCCCCGGCGCCGCCTCAGGAGTTCGAGAAGCAGGTCGGCGGGGCGGTGATCGACCCGCCACGGCCGGAGGACATCGTCGAGGCGACGGGCGGCTCACTCGCCGATCAGATGAGGGCGCGCTTCGAGGCGATGGCTGCCACGGAGGAGTTCGGCATCCCGGGCTGGGAGCTCGCGGACGGCTCGCCGGGGCTGATCATCGAGGCACGCGCGTTCGGTGACCGCCGGGTGTTCAACGAGGGGCTCTCGAACGAGGCGTTCATTGCGAAGAGCACCAACCGGCTGTTCTTCGTCAGCGACGACGGCGCCCGTGAGGAGGTGCCCGGCGGCTGGGGGCCGGAGCTCGCCGGGATGATGGGCGTCAGCGTCACCAAGGCTGCGGACCTCGTCGCCCAGGTGATCAGCAAGCCCGACCCGGCGCGGCCGGGCGTCCGGATCCCGAACGTCGCCGGGATCGGCGCGCTCGCCACCGAGCTCCTCAACTGGGCGCGCCGCGGCCGGTCGGACATGGAGGAGCGGCTGGGGGAATAGCGGACGCCTCGCCGTACCTGCAGGAGCTCGTCAACGCGGTCCGTCTGAAGATGGACTGGCGCCCGCTCGCGGGGCTCACTTCCGCGGATGAGGGGACGATGATCGAGCGGGTACTGGCGGGTTGCGTTCTAGCCGCCGCGGTCGAGCAGCACAACGCCGATGTCGCCAAAGCTAACCGGAAGTAAGTATGGCCGGTGAGAGCACCGTCCTCGTCCGCCTCCGCATGCTCGGGGCGAGCCAGTTCAGCAGCGATGCGAAGGGTGCCGCCAAGGGACTGGACTCCATCGACAACAGCGCGAAGAAGGTGGGCGGGCGCTTCCAGGGTGTGAAGTCCGCGATGGGCACGGTCGCCGTGTGGGGCAAGCGCGCGGCGATGGCCGGGGTCGCGGCGGGCTCGGCGGCGGCGGTGATGGGCGTCAAGTACGACGCGGCGCTGGAGACGTCTCAGACGGCGTTCAAGGGGCTCCTCGGGAGCCAGAAGGGCGCCGAGGACATGATGCTCCGGCTGCAGAAGTTCGCAGCGGAGACGCCGTTCGAGCAGCAGCAGCTGGTGAGCGCCGCGCAGCGCTGGATCGGCGTCGGCAACTCGGCGAAGTCAGTGATCCCGTCGATGCGGGCGGTGGGTGACGCAGTGGCGTCGGTGGGCGGCACGCCCGAGGACGTAATGGGAGTCGTGACCGCGCTGACTCAGATGCAGAACAAGGGGAAGGCGTCCAGCGAGGAGCTCCAGCAGATCGCCGAGCGCAACATCCCCGCGTTCAAGATCCTCGCGAAGTCGCTGGGCCTCAGCGGCGCCGAGCTCTCCGACAAGCTGAAGAAGGGCGCCATCAGCGCTGACTCGGCGGTCGGCGCGCTGCTCAAGGGCATGGAGGGCAAGTACAAGGGTGCGATGGACGCGCAGTCCAAGACGTTCAGCGGCATGATGAGCACCCTCCACGACAACGTGAACATCATCCTCGGTCAGGCGTTCCAGCCGCTGTTCGAGTGGCTGCGGACGAAGATCCTCCCGGCGGTCAACGACTTCTTGGGCGTGCTGGTCAAGGCGGGCCAGAAGGGTGGCATCCAGGGGATGGTCAAGGCGCTCCAGGGGATGAAGGGCGGTGAGGGCGCCGCCAAGGTGATCAACACGATCGCCCGCGCGCTCGGCGGGCTGATCACGTTCATCGAGAACATCGACTGGGGCAAGGCGCTCGACACGCTCAAGCAGCTGGGGCCGATCATCACCACCGCGGCGGCGTCCACCGGGAACGCTGACTTCGCGGGGATGTTCGCGTCGGTGACCAAGGTGGCGGGGCCGTTCGCGTCGGTGATCAACACCATCATCGGGCTCCTGCAGAAGTTCCTCGGGTTGCCGTACGCGCCGCAGATCGTGGGCGGGCTACTGGCGCTGGCGACGGCGGCGAAGGTCGCGAACGCCGCTACCGGCGGTCTCGTGACGGCGTTCGCGAAGATGGGCGGTCAGGCGTTCACGATGGCCAACACGATCGGGACGCTGATCACCCAGGTCCTCGCGTACCGGACCGCGAAACTGCTCAGCACCGGGGCGACGGTCGCTGACACGACGGCTACCGGCGCTCACACGGCTGCGATGACCGTCAACAACTCGGTCCAGAACATGGGCGTCCTGGCGCTGATCCGCTACCGCGCCGGTCAGGTCGCCTCTGCGGCGGCGAGCGTGGTCGTGAGGGCCGCAACGATCGCGTGGACTGCGGCGCAGTGGCTCCTGAATGCGGCGCTGAGCGCGAACCCGATCGGGCTGGTGATTATCGCGATCACTGCGCTCGTCGCTGGCCTCGTCCTCGCGTACACCAAGTCGGAGACGTTCCGCAACATCGTGCAGGGCGCGTTCCGGGCAGTGAAGAACGCCGCGGTGAGCGCGTTCAACTGGGTCAAGAAGAACTGGCCGACGCTGCTCGCGATCATCAGCGGCCCCATCGGGTTGGCGGTGCTGGCGGTGGTCAGGAACTTCGGGACGATCAAGCGCGCGGCGTCGAGCGCGGTCGCGTTCATCAAACGAGCGTTTGCGGGCGTCAAGCGGTTCATCTCCGGACTGTTCACCGGGGCTGGGGGGTTCATTGCCGGGATCGGCCGCGGGTTGGCTGACTGGCTGAACAACAACACGCCGTTCGGCGACCGCGTCGAGTTCAAGGTGCTCGGCAAGTCGATCGGGTTCACCATCCCGCGGCTCCAGGCGGGCGGCATCGTGCAGCGCGGCGGTCAGGCGCTGGTCGGGGAGCGTGGCCCGGAGATCGTTCACCTGCCGCGTGCCGCGACCGTGTACTCAGCCGCCGAGTCACGCGCCGCAACGCGCCGCGGGGCCGTAGCGTCGATGCCGATCACGCTCGTCGCGAACTTGCACCTGAGCGGCCGACAGATTCACAGCGAGGTGTTCAGGGTGGAGCGCGCTCAGACGGAGATGTCCTGATGGCCGGGCCGCGCGGCGGGATGGTCCGTCTCGACCCGAGCCGCGGGTCATCGCTGACGATGATCCTCAACAAGGAGCCGGACCGGTCAGGCGGCGTCGGCGGCTGGGAGTCAGTGGACCGCGCGCTGAGGCGCGGCGCACGCTGGTGGAGGTCCTGGCCGGATGACACGATGAGCCTCGACTGCACCATCGACATTGACGCGATCGGCGGGCCGTCGGTGGAGCGCCGGATCAGGGTGCTCCGGGACATGGGTCAGCCCGGCGACGCGGATGACCCGCCCACCATCAAGCTGAGCGGCGACATCTGGGACTCGGACTGCAACGCAACGTGGGTGATGGACGGCTGGTCGCTGGGAACGCGGCTCTACCTGCCGGATGGCACGATGCGCCGCCAGCAGGTCACGGTCGAGCTCTCACGCTACGAGGCCGTCGAGGACGTGACGCCCATCAAGATCCGGAGCACCCGGACCAAGGGCAAGAAGCGCCGGACTCACAGCGCCGTAGTCAGGAGCGGTGAGAACCTCCGGGCGGTCAGCTTGCGGGAGCTCGGGAGCCCGACGCGCTGGCGGGACTTGCAGCGCTGGAACAAGAAGCTGAGGAAGGTGGACCCTGACCTTCCGCTGAGGGCGGGAACGCACGTGACCATCCGTGGCTAGCGCGCGCACCACACCGAAGAAACGCCAGGCGGACCGGCGGAGCACCCCGGCCAAGCGGGCTCGGCTCCGCCGGGACCCTGCGATCGCGATCCCGCCCCCGCGGATCACCGGGACGCGCACGTCGAGCATCCGGAACCTGCACCTCCGGTCACGCGGCCGGACGTACCGGATCAGCGACAACCTCGAAGGCGACACGCCCTGGTCGCTCGGGATGGACCAGGCAGGCACCTTCACGCTCCCGATCCGTGACCCGAGCGGCGACATCGTGGACATCCTCAAGGACGAGTCGAACCTCCAGCAGGACGGCGCGACCGTGACGCTCGATGGCGTGGTCTACTGCGTGACGGGACTCGACCACGACGGGGAGGGGCTGTACACGCTGACGATGGAGGATCAGACGGCGTGGCGGCTCAAGCAGTTCAGCAAGTTCCGCTCGGTGAGCCGGAAGCGCTCGACCCGGTATGCGTTCATCCAGGGGTTCGTCGATGAGGCGAGCCGCAAGCCGCTCAGCAAGATGCGCTCGTTCATCCCGGAGATCGATGACCAGCAGAAGATCCAGCGGCCCAAGGCGGGCGCCTGATGGCGCTGGTCCGTAACGGCGGCGGCACCGCCCCTGCGAGCCGCGGGAACCGGCCGGACTCAGGCGGTACCAACGAGGCCGCGGGCGGCACGTCCAGCGCGGGCTCAGGTGACGCCGGGCGCCCGCGCGGCACTGGCTCTAGCGACTACACCGTCAAGGGCAAGCGCGCTACCGCCAAGCAGCGCGACGTGATCGACGGGTGCCTGGCGCAGGCCTCGGAGGACAACGCGTCGCGCCGGGTGATGATCGCGGTGATCATGTGCATCACCCAGGAGTCGAACGCCGGGGAGCTCGCCTCGGTGATGACCGGCAACGACGACGTGGGTATCTTCCAGCAGGGCCGGAACTGGGTGACTGAGAAGGAGGCGAAGGACCCTGCGGCCTCGACGCATGCGTTCCTGGTGACTGGGCCGACTTCCTGGAAGAAGGTCAACGGCGGCGTGAAGTCAGCGCCCGGGAACCTCGACTCAGCGATTCGGAAGGTCCAGATCAGCATCGGCGGGTACGCGCCGTGGGAGAAGGAGGCCACCAAGACCGTGGACACCTGGCTCGACACGGGCGGGCGCGCGGGGACCGACTACGTCAAGCAGTACAACTTCACCCGCGGCGACAAGGGCGGTCAGAAGGAGAACAGCTGGGACGCCGCGGCGCGGCTGGTGGAGGAGGTCGGTGCGTACCGGTGGGCAGCTGGGAACGTGTTCTACGCGGTCAGCGGCGACGAGCTCCGCGCCGGGGCGCCAAGCCTGAGCATCCGGGGCGATGAGGGCTGGCTGGTGCGGCAGCCCGCGTACAGCTGGGCGAACAACCGGGAGATCAGCGAGGTCACGCTGGACGTGCTCGGTGACCGGTGGGACGTGATGCCTGGTGCATGCATCGTGCTGACCAGCCTGTTCGGGCCGATGGCCGGGCGTTGGCTGGTGTGGAACGCGAGCGGTGACCGGCTCGACTCGCCGATCATCCATGTGACGCTCAGGCGCCCGACGCGGCTGAAGGATGAGCCGCCGAGCGAGAGCGCTCAGCATGCCGAGACTGACAGCGAGGGTGGTGACTTGTACGACATCTGCAAGAAGATCAGTGACAACCGGCACGCCTACGTGTACGGCGGCTCTCACGGGCCGAAGCTGAGCTCCCTGCAGCCGAGCTCGCCGTTCGACTGTTCGTCGTCGTGCAGTTACGCGCTGTTCAAGGCGGGCATGTTCGACGGCTCGGTCGCGATCGTGAGCGGTGACTTCGCGTCGTCGTGGGGCAAGGCGGGGAAGGGCGACGACTTCACCATCTGGGCGAACAGCACTCACGTCTGGATGGAGGGCTACGAGGACGGCAAGCCCAAGTGGCGGTTCGACACCTCACAGCACTCCGGGAAGTCGGGGCCGATGTTGACGACCGTGGCACGTAGCGATCAGGGCCGCTTCCAGCCGCGGCATTGGGGCGGCTGATGCCCGGCGCGCTGAGCACCGCAAGCCGGAAGCAGATGGAGCAGCGCGCCCCGGCGCAGCTACTGGAGGGCACCGTCCTGGACCCGCCGCTCAACTCGGAGGGGTTCCTCAGGATCGAGGTGGACGGCCAGCCGGGCGTCGTGCAGACGTGCCCGTGGCCGTACAGCGGGATAGACGCGCTGCCCGGTGACGCGGTTGCGGTGGAGGTCAGCGACGGCGGGAACTACTGGGCGCACTGGTGGCCGCAGAATGGGCAGACACCTAGCGGCGGGGGCGGCGGCACCCTGCTCAGCGGCGAGTGGAAGTGGACGACCTCCGCGACGAACCCAGCGTCCGGGCGGATCGGGATCAACACGGGCGCCTGGAACACCGCGACCGCCGTGAACATCCACAAGACGACGAACGCGGGCGGTGACGCCTCGAACCTGTTCGCCGTTCTCAAGGTGAACGACCGGCTCTACATCCAGCAGAGCAACGACTCTTCCCGCTGGGGCCGCTATCGGATCAACGCGGCGCTGGTCGATCACGGCGACTGGTTCGAGATCCCCGTGACGTGGGAGTCGGACGGGGGCACGCTGCCGTCGAACAACTCGGTCTGCCGGATGACGGCGGTGATCGGAGGCGCGGGCGGCGCGACGTTCCCGCCCGGCGGCACGCCCGGCGAGGTGCTCACGTTCCTGGGGCCGGGCCTCAACGACGTGGATTGGGAGCCAGCGCCGGGCGCCGGGGGCGCTCAGGCGCCCAACATGTCGCGTTACTCACTGGCGGGGACGTACGTGGCATCGACCTGGATGACGTACACGCCGAGCAAGGTGGAGGGCAGCGGCGACGCGGCGGCGTTCTCGATCAGCGGCAACAACATCGTCGTCCGTGACACGGGACAGTACTTGGTCACGGTGCAGACGCGCGCTCAGGCGGCGGCGACGCGGCATCTGCATCAGATCAACCTCGGCGCGGCGTCGATCCTTCAGATGGACACCGCCGGGATCACGGGCGGCGCGGGGCTCAGCACGACGCTGTCGTCAGCGGTGGTGCTGAACATCACGGCCGGGCAGACGGTCTCGATCAACGGCTGGAGCCAGACGGCTGGGGCGACGGGCGCACAGGTCATGTCGATCACGCGGGTCGGCGCCCTGCCGGGGCCGAAGGGTGACACGGGCGCTACCGGGCCGACGGGCGCTCAGGGGATCGCTGGAGCGACGGGACCGCCCGGGCCGACGGGTCCGCAGGGCACCGCGGGCGTCATGTCGTACTACGAGCAGCCGAACGATCCGGGCGCCGTGCAGAACGGGTCGATCTGGGTGGACACCGATGACGTGCCGGTCGCCTACCAGGGGCCGCCGCGCGTCACCGCGCTGCCGTCCAACCCGGTCGACGGGCAGGAGATCTACTTTGCCGCTGACGCTACGAACGGCGTGGTCTGGCACTTGCGGTACAACGCGGGCTCAGCGAGCGCCTACAAGTGGGAGTTCATCGGCGGTCCCGATCTGACCGCCGCTGTGCAGGCTTCCGAGTCGATCAGCGCTGTCAGCGTGTGGTCTGATACCGGGACTGTGGGGCCGCAGATCGTGGTCCCGCTGGCCGGGGACTACGACTTCTCAGCGATGGCGGTCGGGTACCCGAACGGCGTGGCTGCCCAGGTTGCGATCGGCTTGGCGATCGGCGCGACCAATCCCGCGCAAGCCTCGGAAATCGGCTTCGGTTACGGGCCGACGGCCGCGAAGTGGCAGGGTCTCGCGTGTCAGGGACGTAAGACCGGTTTGGCGGCGGCCAGCCAGATGCGTGTGCGGTACTGGGGTGACGGTGGCGGCGGCCAGTTCGCTTCGTTCATCGGTCGCTCACTGGCCGTAACCCCGGTGAGGGTCGGCTGATGGCTACCGCGGTCCGGGTGAAGACGGCGTCCGGGTGGCAGGACATCGCGATCAGCGGCCCTGCCGGTCCGACGGGCGCGACCGGCGCGGCCGGAGCAACCGGTTCCCAGGGTCCGCCGGGGCCGACCGGGGCAACGGGCTCTCAAGGCCCGCAGGGCGCGACGGGTCCAGCTGGCCCGACCGGTCCGGCTGGCCCCGGCGGCGTCCCGGGTGGTCCGGCCGGAGGTGACCTGGGCGGCACCTACCCCAACCCGGTCGTCATGCAGTCGAGTCTCGGGGACTTCCACGTTGACAACGGCGTGATCTGGGCGGGGTACGGCGTCGAGTCGTCCGGGACGGTGAGCGCCCAGTACGGGATCACCGCCAACTCGGGCACCGGGTTCGACGCCACGCTCTACAACATCGGCGGGAAGGCGGCGCTCCTGCTCGGGGAGTCGCAGGACGTGAACCTGTACCGCGAGGCGGCTAACGTCCTCAAGACCGACGACAGCTTGCAGGTGGCCGGGACGCTAGCGGTCACCGGGGCGCTGTCCAGCGGCGCGATCACCAGTCCGACCGTCACCGACCTGAAGCCCGTCACGAGGACGGTCGGCCCGGTCACCGGGAACGGCGGGAACCTCCCGGTCACGTACGTCGCGCTGCCCGGCATGTCGCTCAGCTACACGACGCCTGCCCGTCCAACACGCGCTCGCATCGACGTGCAGGTTCGCTTGACGAGCATCACGGCTGCGTGGGCGTTCGCAGCAGTCGGCTTGACCGTGTCACCGACCCCGACGAGCCGGTTGCACGCTAACGCGGCATCAGGGGTAGCGCCCGCGGCCAGTGAGATCCTCGCGCTGCTCTACCTGCACAACGCGGGCGCGATCGGAGCACACTTCATCGGGTTCGACTCGATGCTCCTGGCAGCTAGCACCGCCTACACGTTCACGGTGGTCGCTGCGTCGAACCCCGCGAACAGCGCTCAGTTCCAGGCGACCGCGCAGAGCACGATGATTGGAACCTTCACCCCGGAGTAGGAGACCCTATGGCCGATCAGTACCGCACAACCGTGAGCATCGTGTTCTGGTCCGCGGACCCTGAGTCCGCTGAGGGCGTCGTGGACGCGCTGAAGGGCGTGGTGCCGACGGAGGACGCGGACGCGACGCTGACCACCATCGAGTACCGTGCGGAAGGCAGGCCCGAGCCGCTGCCCGAACCCGACGCGCCGGTAGGGGCTGCGTAGTGGCTGACGTTCCGCACTTGGCGTGGCCGTTCCGGCTGACGGGTCCGCCGGTGTCGGCGATGAGCGCCTGGGACCCAGCGGCAGCCTACACGCCGGGTGACGTGGTGACCTACCAGGGCGATCGGTATCGCGCGCTGGCCGCGCGGTCCGGGCTGCAGAACCTCATCCCGAACCCGAGCGCCGAGGTGAACACGACTGGCTGGACGGCTCAGACCACGGCGGGCGGCAGCATGACGCGGGATACCGCGCAGCACAAGGACGGCGTGGCCAGCTTCAAGATGACGCAGGGCAGCACGAACGGCACGATGGGCGGGCTGATCTCGATCCCGGTCAAGGCGGGGAAGCCGTACTCAGCGAGCGCGCAGCTACGGCTCGGCGTTGCGGGGCGGGCGGGCTACCTGTTCATGTCCTGGTACGACGCGGGCGGAACGCGCATCGGCTTCCCGCTGAGTCAGCTGGCCGCGCTGACGCTGAACAGCTGGGTGCAGATCAAGTTCGAGAACCAGGTCGCCCCGGCGGGCGCGGTACGCCTCGACTTCCAGGTGCAGTTCCAGACCCCGGTAGCGAACGAGACGCCGCAGAACTTCGACTCGGTGATCGTGGTGCAGGGTGCAACGGTGCCCGCCTACTTCGACGGCTCGACGCCTGGCTGGTCGTGGGCGGGCGCGGCGGGCAACTCGGTGTCCCAGGCGCCCGCGCCGCCGCAAGACGTGCAGGGCTGGGCGGCGGTCCCGTCCAGCGGGCCGCGGACGCTGACTCAGGTGGAGCAGGACACGCTCCCGGACGTGCAGCAGTCCGTCTACGCCTACCTCTCATGTCCGAAGGGCGCTCGCCCGCTGAACCCTGACTGGGGCGTGGAGGACCCTACGTTCAGCACCACCATCGACGGCGAGGCACTAGCCGCGGAACTGGAGGCCAGCGAGGATGGAAGGGCGCTCGTGAACGTGATCGTCAACGGGCCGAGCGGGGAGGGCCGGGCAGTGCTTGACGTGTTCGTGGATCTGCCGGAGTAAGGAGCCGCGTTGCCTCTCTACATCGACCCTGACCTGATCACGGATGAGACCGCGGTCGCGGAGGCGCTGCTCGCAGGGATGGCGGACCGGCTCGACTCAGCGCTCAGCCTGCCGGAGGATGAGGGCTGGGAGCCGAACGAGGGCTCACCGGAGACGGCGTTCGCTGAGGCCGTCGGGATCATCACCGCGACGATCGCGGCGCTCGTGCAGGACGACGAGCGTGACGACTACGAGGGCTTCGGCGAGTTGATCTTGCGGGTGAGCCGGATGAGCGCTGAGCCCGCGATCGGGTTCGCGCTGTGGTCGTTCAACCAGGCGGGGACGTTCATCATCCCGGACGGCTCGGAGTGCGTGCTCGACGCGCCGGACGGCACCCCGGTGGGCTTCGCGACGGTCGGAGACGTGACCTCGACCGGCAACGAGGCTGTGGACGTGCGCATGATCGCGCTGGAGCCCGGTGAGATCGGGAACGGGCTCAGCGGTGCTGCGAGGGACTGGGAGCCGCTGCCGTTCGTGTCAGGCGTGACGATGACCACGATGAGCCAGGGCGGCACCGATGAGGAGACGCGCGACTCGTACCTGGACCGCGTGGTCCGCCGGGCGAACCGCCTGAAGGACGTGCCGATCGTGACCGATGACTACGCCGACGCGGCGATCGACGTGCCCGGTGTAGCACGTGCTGTGGCGGTCCGGCTGCTCAACAACGACGCGCCGACCGACCCGCCCGCGGCGGCGGGCCACGTCACCATCTTCGTGGCGGATGAGGATGGCAACGAGCCGCCTCCCGAGGTGCAGGCAGCGGTGGTTGCGGAGATGATGGGCACCGACCGGCCGCTCGCAGTGATCGCGCACGTGGACGGACCTCAATATACCAACATCACGGTCCGTGCGGACATCCGCCTCAGGGTGGGGGCTGACCATGACGCGACGGTCGCAGCCTGCCAGGACGCGCTCTCGACGGCGTTCAGCAAGGCGACGTACGGGCTCGATGACAACGCGCCGGGCCGCTGGCTGCCGCCGCGGAGCAGCGCCGAGCGGGTCATCACCGAGTACGACGTGAGCGCCGCCGTGGATGACGTGGACGGCGTGAGGAACGTCGTCCTAGCACAGGTGAACGGTGCGAGCTCCGCGACGCTGACGGGCTGGGCGCCGCTCCCGAACCTGACGGCGACCCCGACGGTGAACGTGGTGCCGTGAACCAGGCGCTCGAACACCTGATGGCGCTGATGGAGCATCGGCAGATCGATGCGACCTCCGACACCATCATGCAAGCCATCCTGGAGGCCATCGCGATCGACGCGATGGAGCGCCTCAGCGTGATCGCGTACGGCGACCCGGACGCTGATCCGCCGGTCCCGCCGGGCAAGGCGCTGAACGATCCGCAGGTCGCGCCGCTCTGGGCGCTAGCGCACGCGGCGCTGTACGTCGGCGCGCGGATGCCGGGCAGGCTGCCGGGCGAGACCGACGAGGCGTACACCGCCCGTGCCCGGGACGCGGTGATCTTCCCGATTGGGATCAAGCGCGGGTCGCATGAGGCGGTCAGGCGCTCGATCTCGCCGTTCCTCACGGGCACCAAGACGATCTCGATCACCGATCAGGCGGGCGGCGACCCGTACGCGCTCCAGGTGCGCACGATCACCGCGGAGACGCCTGACCCCGCCGCGGTGCAGAAAGCGCTGGAGGGCGACTACGTCAGCGGCGGCGTGCGCGGCGCGATCAGGGCGGAGCTCAAGCTGACCTACATCGTCTCCCCCTCGGTCACCTGGGCGGAGGGGACGCGTGCCTTCAACGCGGTGGCCGGGACGGTGACCTTCGCGAACGTGACCTACGGAGACGTGACATGACAGCACCCCCCAGCGCGAAGTACGGCATCCCGCGCGTCGCGGACAACGACACGATCAACACGTTCCCGGTGACTCAGCGTGCGGGGATCGACTGGATCGACGCGAACATCAGCACGTTCATCACCACGAGCCCACGCCCCGCGGCTCAGTACAGCGGACGCTGGCACCTGGACCTGGTGACGGGCGTTGTGTCGCTGGATACTGGAACGGCGTGGGTCGAGATGGCGCGCGTCGCGGCTCAGGCGCAGGTTCCGCTCGGCACGCAGGTGGCTTACACCGGGGCGGTACTACCGGTGGACGGCCGCTGGCAGTGGGCGGACGGCGGGCTGATCAGCACCACCGACTTCGCGGAGTACTTCGCGCTGGTAGGGCACGCCTACAACGGCGGCGTGGACCCGGGCGGCGGCAACTTCCGCAAGCCTGACAAGCGCGGGCGCGCTGCGGTGGGGGCGGACGCGATGCCCGGTAGTGCCGCGGCGGGGCGGCTCCCCAACAGCAACCGGGCGTTCGGTCAGAACGGCGGCGCTGAACAGGTGACGCTCACGACCGCAACCATCCCGACCCACAACCACACCGCGACGGGCTCAACCGCGGCGGCTGGCTCTCACAGTCACGGCGGCGCGACGGGTGCGCGTGACCGGTCGCAGTCGCACTGGCACTCGGTGGGTGGCGGGCAGCTGATCTACAACGGCGGCGTGGGCACCGCGGTCGGCCCATTCAACGTTGGCGGCAACAGCTACCTGTACCGCCAGGCGCTGAACGCCGACTGGGCGGAGCCCGCCGACCACCTTCACGGGATCAGCGCTGACGGCTCCCACACCCACACCACGACCGTCACGGTTGCGAACAACGGGAGCGGCGGAGCGCACGTCAACATGCAGCCGTACGAGGTGGACAACGTGATCGTGAGGGTGCGCTGATGGACTGGATCGTCCTGTCTCACACGCTCGACGCTGACGCGGGCGCCTACGTCCTGGTGGTCGGCGGCTTCCAGGACGTCCTGGTGGCCTCTGAGAGCGATCAGGACCAGAATGGGGCAGCCGTGGAGGCCGTGCCCGTGCAGGTCGCTCAGCAGGACTTCCTGTTCGCCTCAGAGGATCCCCGCTGGGCGGACCGTGACGTGGAGGACGTAGCGGCTGAGCAGCGGGAGATCGTGCGCGCCAAGCTGGCGGAGCAGGCCGACGAGGCGGAGGCTGAGGCGGAGCGCCGCGCCGGGCAGGTCAAGCAGCTGGGAGGGGAGGGAGAGGCGCTGTGAAGGTCATCGCCCGCAAGTTCTGGGAGGAGCCCGCGGTCTGCATCGGGCTGCTCGCGTCAGTGGCGCTGGTGTTCATCAACGTGATCGGGCAGGATGACTGGGGGATCGAGAACATCATCGCGGTCCTAGCGCCGTTGCTGTCAGCGTTGGGCATCCGCCCGCTGGTCACACCACACGTGCCCGGGGAGGGCGCCCCCACCGAGCCTGGGGTAGCGCAGCCGATCCGTAAGCCGTAGGGCTGCCAGCCCGACCTAGCACTGGAGCCTGCTCGGGCCTCGACCCGGGCGGGCTCCTGGTGCGTTAGGGGGGGTTGACTTTCTCGTGAGGCCGGTTATACTGTGTCTTGCATGACGAACTCAGCCCCCAATCATCAGGAGCCCAGCATGAACCTCACCCGTGAGCAGGAGATCATCCTCTGCCTCGTCCTCAACGGCGAGATGAGCATGAGCAGCGCCATCCGGCGCGCCCGTGAGAACGGGCAGGACGACTTCGCCGAGTACCTCCGGGGGTTCTGAGATGCTCTACTCAGACGCCGCCGCCCGCCGCCAGCGCGCCGCCTCGCGGCGCCTGGCCCGCGAAGCCAGCACCGCCGCGCTCGCGAAGGCGCGCACTGACCTGGAGACGCTGACCCAGCTGTACGATCAGGGCCTCGTCTTCACCGAAGGCTACGAGCCCGCCGCCGCCGCGTTGCGGGAGCAGATCGCGTTCCACTCGTGGGTGGAGGACGTTGACGCCTTCGCCGCTGAGTACCGCGCCGCCGCTGACACCGCCTACGGTGACTCCGGCCCCACCTCGATGTTCTGGGATCGGTCATGACCCGCGCTGAGGCCACGCGAGAGCTCCAGGAGCCCGGGAAGTGCCCGCGCTGTGACGGCGCCGGGCACACCGGCCAGGACCGCTTCAGCGGCGTCTACGACCCGTGTGACGCCTGCGAGGGCACCGGGGCCGCTGAGTCCCGGTTCGACCCGCTGAGCGTGCAGATCCTGCCGTGCAGCGCTTGCGGCGGGGAACGCCGCCCCGGCGTCCTGCACGTCTGCCCGGACCCTGAGGCCGTGACCCGCGCCATCCGTACGGGCGCGGTGTGCGGCACGTGCGCCGACGAGGGCGCGCTGACCTGTGACTGCTGGAATCAACTCAACCCGTGAAGGAGAACCCCGTGCCCACCGCAACCGGTACCAAGACCCCCACGCTGAGCGAGCTCGCTGACGCTCAGCAGAACTTCCTGAACGCCGAACGGGCGTACGAGGAGGCCACTGACAAGCGCGCTGACACCATCGTCCGCCTCGTGGAGGCGGGCGTACGTCAGTCCGCGATCGCTGACGCGCTCGGCATCAGCCGCGGGCGCGTCGGCCAGATCGTCGCCACCACCCGTGAGGGCCGGAGCGCGATGGCGCCCACGCACCAGTTCGTGCCGCCCGTACCGCCCGCCGACTAGCCCCGCCGGTCAGGACCGCCGCGCCCACGCTTGCGGCGGTCCCGGCCGTTCCGGCAGCGCGCCAGCCCGTACGCACCGGTACGCCTCAGGAACTCGCGCCCCGCGTCAGTCGCGCCGATCCGCCACAGCAGCGGGTTCAGCGCGCTCCGCTGCGCGTAGTACGCGAGCCGGGCCTCAGCCACCCACGGGGGCTCCCGAGGTCCCTTGGTGAGCCTCCAGCGGTGGATGCCCAGACCGCTCACGGCAAGTAGTGAACCTGAGCGGAGTTACCGAAGTCGGGCTATCCTTCGCACGGCGAAGACAACGGCGCTCCCGACTCCTCCGAGTCTCCTGGGATACGTTCGGGTTGAACAGGTTGAGCGCCAACTTCGCCCAGGACAAGAGCCCGTCGATCCTCCTGCGATCGGCGGGCTCTACTACTTGACGGGCCGCTTATACTCCCCGCCGGTCACGTACCCAAGGGGAAGGAGGGGTCCACCCGGCTCCGCCGCTGACGGTCCGAACACCGTCTGGGGAAGTCCCGTACCGACAAGGCGCGGATGCCGAGGACAGCTGATGTACCTCGTGGAAGCAGCCGCTATGGCGGCTCTGGTGCTGGCACCACCCGCCAGCGCTCAGCACTACCGTCACGACCCACACCACCCGGGTCATCACCGTGGGTGTCACACGTACCGCTGTGATCACCGGATGGATCGCAAGGCGCACCGCAAGACGCAGCGCCGCTGGTGGAGGTCGGTCCGCCCGTTCAACGGGAAGCTGGTCAGGATCGCGTCCTGCGAGTCAGGGGGGCGCTGGCACATCGCGACTGGGAACGGCTTCTACGGAGGCCTCCAGTTCACTCTCCAGACGTGGCGGAGCGTGGGTGGGGGCGGTATGCCCCACTGGGCTGAGCCACTGGAGCAGAAGTTCAGGGCGGTCCGTGTGTTCAAGCGCCGCGGGGGCTGGGGTGACTGGCCGGTCTGCGGTTACCGCTAGTTCGCGGCCCCGGCGCCGTTGACGCCTGAGGCGGGAGGGGCACGGATGCCCCGCCGCCGCTCCGACCCGTACGCTGCGGCGGTGATCTGTCTCGTCAGCGGCGCGCAGCCCATCCTCCGCCGGTACGCGCACACCGGGCGTTACGGCCAGCTGATCGTGCCGCGCTCAGGGGACATGCCGGAGCTCGGGCTGCCGTGGGCGTGTGACAACGGCGGCTACCACGGCTTCGAGATCGAGCCGTACGCGCGGATGCTCGGACGCGCCCGCAACTACTCGGGGTGCTGGTGGGTGACCGCGCCGGACGTGTACTGTGACCCGGCGGCGACTGACACGCTGTTCCACGAGTGGGAGGGCGCGCTGCACGAGCTCGGCTTCCCGGTAGCGCTGGTGGCGCAGGACGGGCTGGCTGAGGGCGACGTGCCGTGGGACCGGCTGGACTGCCTGTTCATGGGCGGCACGCTCAACTGGAAGCTGGGCGCTGAGGCGCGGGCGCTGATCCGGGCGGCTCAGGCGCGCGGCAAGCGGACGCACGCGGGCCGCGCCGGGACCATCCGGCGGATGCGCTACTTCGGGTCGCTGGGCGTGGACAGCTGCGACTCGGCGATCTTCAGCCGTCACGCCGGGCCTGCGTTCCAGACGTTCACGCCGCTCCTGACTGACCGGCAACTCGGACTGGAGATCGAATGACCATCCTGCTCTACATCGCGGCCGTCGCTGCCGCGAACATCGTGACCGCCGCAACGACGCCGTGGGATGTCGGCCCGTTCTTGATCACCTGGGGGACGTGGTTCGCCGCGGTGACGTTCGTGTTGCGGGACGTGATCCAGCTGCGTCACGGGCGCCGCATCGCGTACGTCGCGATCGGGGCCGGGCTCGCCGTGGCGGCGGTGTCAAGCGCGCTACTCGGCGACACCGAGGCGGTCGTGGTCGCGAGCGGCCTGGCGTTCGGGCTCAGCGAGTCACTCGACACCGAGGTGTTCACCCGCCTGCGCGCCGGGCTGCCGCTGAGGGTCGGGGTGTCCGGCGTCATCGGCGGCGCGCTCGACACGAGCGTGTTCGTGATCGTCGGCCTGAGCCCGCTGTGGTCCGGGATCATCCCGTGGTCAGCGGTCCCGAACGCGATCCTCGGGGTGTGGCTCGCGAAGTGCCTGATCCAGGCGCTAGCCGCGGTGTCCTGGAAGGCTCTGGAGCGGACTTTGGTGGGCACTGACACGGAGCCGCCGGTTCGGGCCGTATAGTCGGCTGCGACCCGAACTACGGAGGCTGTGATGACTGAGCAGGAGCCCGGCACCGCCCTGGTGCGGCGCGCCGGTACGGACCTGATCACCGACGACGAGATTCGGCGGCTGTACCGCCTGAGCGAGTCGCTGGCGCTGGCCCGGATGTTCAAGGACGTGCAGCGCGCGGAGCAGGCGTTCGCGAAGATGATCATCGGCCGTGACCTGGGCCTGAGCCCGGCGCAGGCGCTGCTCGGGCTGCACATGGTGGACGGCAACGTGATGGTCCACTACGCGATGCTCGCGCGGTTCATCGAGGCGCGCTCGGAGGACGGGTACAGCTACCGGGCCGGGTGGCTGAAGGTCAACCCGCCCGCTGAGGGCGAGCCGGAGGACGCGCTCCATGTGGAGTTCGTCTGGATGGACGAGGAGGAGCCCGACGACCTGCGTGAGACGTACGGCGCGGTGGTGTACTTCGAGACGCCGCGGGCGGAGCGCCCGCTCATGTCCCGGTACACCGTCGAGGACGCGCGCACCGCCGGGCTGATCAAGGCCGACCCGCGCGCCGCGTGGAACACGAGCCGCCGCAACATGCTGCTCGCCCGCGCGATGAGCAACGGCGTCAAGTGGCACGTGCCCGAGGTGCTGGAGGGGCTCCCGATCTACGTCGAGGGAGAGATCACCGGCCGCAACGGGTCCGTCACCGAGCCGGTCGGGACGGGTGGCGATGAGGGCACCGGGCTGGACCTGGGGCCGAAGGTGGAGCAGATCATCGCCCGCGCCACTGACCTGGGCCACGCCGGGCTCAGCAACCGCGGGGCGCTGGAGATCGCGCTCGGGAACCGCGCGCCGGGCGTGGTGAACCAGTGGATCAAGGACGCCTCGAAGGAGCTCGACGACTTCGAGGAGACGCTCCTGAAGGGCGACGGCGAGGAGGTCACTGACGCCGAGGTCGTGCCGCCGATGCCGGAGGGCGACGTGATGCGTGAGGAGGCCGCGGCTCACCGCGCCGTGGAGCAGCTGACCGAGAGCGCGCTGATGGCGGAGCGGCTGGAGTCGCTGCGCGCCCGGCGCGCGGAGGAGCAGGACCCGGATGAGAAGCGGATGCTCGACGAGGAGATCGAGTCGATCGAGAACGCGCTGAAGGGGAAGGACGCGTGACGCTCGACGGCGAGGCTGGCGTCAGCATCATCACCGACCACCGGTTCCGGTCACCGATCGAGCAGCCGTGGGGCCTGTGCATCGTGCCCGGCTGCGGACTGGGCGAGGCCGCTCACAGCGCCGCTGAGGGCATCTACACGCCGGTCAGGGCGTACCGGTGCCCGTACTGCGTGAACGTCGGGGAGGCGGTCTGCACGCACCTGGAGGCGCCGCTCGGGATGGACGGGAGGCCGCTGTGACCGAACTGATCCTGCCGACGACGCTGCGTCAGTCCAGCATCGCGCGCTTCGACAACTGCCCGCTGAGCCTCCTGCTTGCGGAGCAGCAGCCGCCTGAGCAGCACCAGCCGTCACCGCTGGCGGCGCTCGGGACGCTGTTCCATCGCTGGGTGGCGCTGGTGATCCGTGAGATGCGCGCGACCGGCGAGATTCACTACGGCGTGGATCAGGGCATGGAGCGGCTGCTGGAGGTGATCGCGCAGCGTGACATCCCCGACGATCAGGTGGTTCACCTGCCGCTCGCTGAGATGAAGTGGCTCCGGATCTGCTGCACGCGCTGGTGTCAGGGCGGGCCGTTCAACGCGAGTCGCGTGATCGCCGTGGAGGAGGAGCTCTCAGGGACCGTCAAGGTGCCCGACGGGAACGGCGGCGCCTACGAGCGGACCGTCGTGGGGCACCCGGACTGCATCGTTGCGGACCCGCCTGACGGCGTGATCGTCCCGGACTGGAAGACGGGCTGGTCGCCGCCTGCGAAGCTGGGCTACGAGGACCAGCAGATGCGTGACCAGGACGGGACGCGCGAGGAGAAGCTGACCGACCAGGGGTACGCGCAGCAGGTGATCTACGGGATCTTGATCCTGCAGAACCTCCCGGCGATCAACCGGGTCACGCTGCGCGAGGTGTACCTCCGGCACGGCGAGTACCGTGAGGCCACCGTGGATCGGTACAACCTGGAGCGCCTGACCGACGTGCTCGGGGCGGTCATCGCTCAGATCGACGCGGCGTACGACGCTGGGGCTGACAGCGCGCGCTGGTTCCCGACCGCGGGGACTCACTGTGGCATCTGCCCGGCGCCGCGCGCCTGCCCGCTGAAGGAGTGGCACGGCATCCCGACGAGCCTCGACGAGGCGCAGCTGCTGGCGCGGGAGTGGATCGTTGCGGCCGCGGTCCGTAAGGAGCGGACGCCGCTGCTCAAGGGCTGGGTGGAGCATCACGGGCCGATCCCGATCAAGGCGGGGCGAGGGCGCCGCGAGGTCGGGTGGGTCGACAACAGCACCGGCTCCGGGAAGTCGTTCAAGCTGTACGAGCCGGATGAGGCGCCGCCCAGCCCGTTCGATGAGCGGCTCGACCAGCTGATGCGTCAGCGCGCCGCGGCATGAGCGTCTACTGGACCGGCTGGCTGGACGCGCTCGACTCGGTCCTGCAGCTGCTCGATGACGTGGACCGCGGGATCAGGGACGAGCAGGAGGTCCGTGAGGAGATCGAGCGCAAGCGGCTCAAGGTGCTCCGGGACCGCAAGGAGGCCCGAAGTCAGGTGGTAGGCGGTGCCTGACCCTGATTCCGGAGGCCAGAACCGGTCCCTACGGACCGCGGGGCCATGGCCAAAGGGTTGAGGTCACGACGAACGGACGCCGCGCTCCGAGCGCTGCACGCGCGTCAGCGGGAGCCCGGGTACGAGGAATGGCACCGGACCCGCTACGGGCGGTGTGCGGTCTGCGGGCGGCGCGGCACCATCCTTCGCCACCACCTCGTCTACGAGCAGCACGTCAGGCGCGCGGGCGGTGACCCGTGGGACCTCCGCAACGCGCTTGACGTGGGGGCGCTGTGCGCCTGCCACCAGCGACACCACACCGCCGCGCGCCGTATCCCGCTACGGCTGATCCCGGCCAAGGCGCACACCTTCGCGACCGAGCTCCTGGGACCGGCTCGCGCGGAGCTCTACTGGTCCCGGTACTACGGGGAGGGCTGATGACTCCGGATGGGAACGGCAGGTCGATCCAGGAGCGCGCTCAGGGTGGCGTCGACGATCAGCTGGGCATGTTCGACCGCGTGATCGAGGACGCGGCGCTGGAGGCACTCCTGGAGGACCGCGAGGTGAAGCGGCTCACCAAGTCCGAGGCGAACACCGCGTACGCCTCAGCGCACGACCGCGTCAAGACCCGGATCAGCGAGGAGGCGCTGGAGCCCGGCGACGTGATCCGCTGCGGCCGGTTCCGGATCAAGATGACGCACGTCGAGGGCGGCGCGGTCGCGTTCGAGACGAGCGGCTCCGACCGGCTCTACATCGGGACGCTCGACTGAAGAACGGGACGGGCGCCCCTCCACCAGGCCGAGCTTCTGGATAGAGTTGGAGGGGCGCCCGAGAGGTTCCGGCTTGCGGCGCCTTGAGGGAATGGGCGCACGTAGCAGGGAGTCAACGAGCGGAGCATAGCGGGCGCTGCGGCGGCGCGCTACAGTCCCGGCCAGAGGGAACGGGAAACGCCGCTTGTAGCGGGGAAAGAGGGTGTTGGTCATGGTCAGCGATACGTCTCCAGCGTCACGGCGATCGGTTCTCCGTGACTCGTGAACCCGGTCGAACTCGTCCGCGCCCGGCTGGAGGCGCGTAGCTGCTCTGTCGCTCAGGACCGCGGCCACGCCTTCGAGGCGCAGTGTCCGGCCCATGAGGACCGCAACCCGTCGCTGAGCGTCAGCACCGGCCGTGAGGGCAAGGCGCTGGTGAAGTGTCACGCGGGCTGCCGTACCGAGGACGTACTGTCGGAGCTCGGGCTGACCGCGGCCGAGCTCTTCCCGGAGGACAGCCGCCCCGCCGATGACGGCTGGACGGTGGAGGCCGAGTACGTCTACCACGACGCCGGGGGCCGGGAGATCTTCAAGGTCGTCCGGTTCACCGGCAAGCGGTTCCGGCAGCAGCGCCGGACGCCGGGCGGCTGGGAGTGGGGGATGGAGGGCGTCACCCGCCAGCTGTTCCAGCTGCCGAAGGTGCTCGCGGCGAAGGAGCGCGGCGACTACATCTTCCTGACCGAGGGTGAGAAGGACGCGCTCGCGGTTCAGGGCGCGGGCTACTGCGCAACGACGATGCCCGGCGGCGCCGGGAAGTGGGAGCGTCAGTACACCGAGGCGCTGACTGGCGCGAAGGTGATCATCCTCGCCGACGACGATGACCCGGGACGGCAGCACGCCGCGTCCGTCTGGAGGGAGCTCGCCGGACGGGCGCGCGGGCCGTGGGTCCGGCTCCCGGCGGAGGGCTGCAAAGACATCGCGGATCACCTCGCCGCAGGGCACTCGCTGAAGGGCGAGCTCCGGGAGTTCGCGCAGCTGGTTGACCTTCCCGCCGCGGGGCCGACGAATGGGCGCGGGCGGCTCGCGGCGCTGACCGCCGCGGCGTTCGCCGCCCGCCGCGGGCCGGAGCGCTCACTGGAGTTGCTTGGGCCGATGTTCCAGCGCGGCATGCGGACCGTCGTCGGCGCGCAGACCGGTGAGGGCAAGACTACGTTCGCGCTGCACGCCGTTCACGCGCTCGTCGCGCGGGAGCCGTTCCTCGGGGAGGAGCGCTGGCGCGGCCGGTACGACGGCGCCCGAGCGCTCGTCGTGGACCTGGAACAGGGCGAGGAGACGCTCAAGGCGCGGCTCCACGACTGTGGGCTGGCTGACACCGAGCGCGTAGACATCCTCTGGGAGCCCAACGGGATCGCACTCGACAAGCGCGAGGAGGACCGCGCCATGGTCCGCGATCAGATCCGAGAGGGCAACTACGACCTCGTCCTGCTGGACCCGCTGTACCAGCTGCACCTCGGGTCAGGCAACGACGAGGAGGTCGCGTCCGCCACCATGCGGATCATCGACGGCTGGGCGCGCGAGTTCAACTGCTCGATCGTGATCCCGATGCACGCGCGGAAGCCTCACCCCAACGCGGGCCGCTCGTTCACCATCCATGACATCGCCGGGACCGGCACGTGGCTGAGGAACGCCGAGTTCGTCCTCGGTCTGCAGCTGATGTTCGCGGGTGAGTCCCGGCTCTGGTTCTTCAAGGACCGGATCGGCCGTGGCCCCACCATCCGCTCTCACTGGTGGCTGAACTTCGACCGTGACTCAGGCGGCTACCGCCGCTCCCACAAGGAGGAGAAGGAGCGCGTCAAGAAGGCGATGAAGACGCTCCTGCAGCGTGACGTGGGCGCGACGCGCGCCGAGCTCCTGGAGGTGACCGGCGGCAACGAGGTCCTCGTCCAGGAAGTCCTCCGTGGCAAGCACCAGCGCGGCGAGCACTACCGGACCCGCAAGTGGCCGGTCAGCGCGGATCAGGAGACGCTCGGCGTGGACTGACCCCTGACGCGCAGCGAACAACTCCGCCGGGGGCAAGGCGTGGGTGAAGGGCCGAGCAAGAGGTGGTCACGCGCTCAGCGTACAGGGGTCACACTCGGCGCCCGCGAGCCGCGAACGGACTGAGCCGAGCCGGATGCTGAACGGCGCGTGCGCGGCGGACGGGTGGGCAAGCCACTCGCCGGATGACTTGCGGAGACAGAGAGCTAGGGCTCACAGCATCGGCTAGCCCCAAGGTACCACCCAGGGGGTAGGAGGTTATGCTCAGACCCGAACCCGAACGGAGGAGTTGGTGGATGCCTTCACACCGGAGCCATCGTAGGCACAGCAAGCGCATGCTGGGCTGGGCGGCGCGTCAGCCGCGCCAGGACCAGGTGCCGGAACGTGACCCCGCCGGGCTGGCGCGGGCGCTGCGTGAGGCGCGCGAGCGCGATACGAGGCAGCGGGTCCACTACGCCTTCCGCACGATGGAGGACGGGCAGTGGTCCGAGTGGCAGGTCGGCGCCATGCCCCGGGGCCGTAGCTAGGGGGACTTGACGCGAGGGGTTATACTTCCGCGGGTAACCCGAACCCTAGGAGGGCTGATGGAACTTCTTGACAGGCTCAGCGGCTGCGCGGCGCTGGGCGTGATCCACCGGGTGTGGGAGGACGGGCCTTGCCCCGGCTGCCACGTCCCGGGCGAGCCGCTCCGCGTGCTGATCGACGGCACTGAGGACTGGAGCCCGGCGGCGCGTCAGGACGTGACGCGGCTGGTGAAGATGACGGTCGGCGACCTGATCCACACGGACTGGTACCGCCGGACCGCCGCCCGCAACGCTCACGCGGGCGAGGCCGAGCGTGAGCGCATCCGGCGTCAGGTGAGGGAGACGAACGCATGACGACCGTAGCGTGCCTGCGCTGTGAGCGGCTGGTCGAGCTCGTCGGGATCAGTCAGCACGACGGCTCCGACGTGGACCTGGAGGAGGTGGACCTGGACACCAAGGAGCCGACGGCGATGCTGACGGCGCTCTGCGCTGACTGCCTCGGGGCTGACGCGGCGCTGTTCCTGAAGAACTCGCGGTCACGGGTCGCGAAGTACCTGACCGACGCTGAGGATGCGCTCGCGGGGATGAAGTGGGTCGCGGACGGGCCGCTGAAGGACAACGCTGACGTGCAGCGTGACATCCGGGCGATGGAGGCCCGGGTCGAGACGATGCGCGCTCAGTTCGCGGCGCTGATGACGGTGACCGAGGACGACGTGATCACCGGACCGCTCGACGAGGGGGACGAGTGACCCTCATTCGTGCGGTGACCGGCCCGTCCCGGATCACCGACGGCGAGGGGAGCTACGTCAGGCAAGTCCTGGCGGAGCTCCCCCGCCCCTCGGAGTTCCGGACGGGCGCCGCTGACGGCGTGGACACCGTCGCCGCCCACTGCGGCTGGGGCCTGTGGACCCGCGCCAAGCACGTGCTGTACGTGCCGGGCGCGCCTCACAACGCCTGGCTGGTGGAGGACTGGCAGGGTGAGCGCGTGTTCTGTCCTGAGGGGCTGACGCGCGCTGACTCGTACCGGACCCGCAACACGATGATGGTCATGGGCGCCGACGAGCTCGTCGCGTTCGTGAAGCGCCCGGGCTGGTACAGATCCGGAGAGATGATGACAGTCGGGATCGCTCAGCGGATGGGAGTCCAGGTGACGACGTGGGTGCTCCAGGACGGTCCGTGGACCGCCGACTTGACCGCGGGGTTATAGTCCCCGGCGCAACCCGAACCCAGGAGGACGAGTGAACGAGCAGAAGTGCGCGTGGTGTGGAGAGCCCGCTACCCACCGAGCATCGCACCAGGACGTGCGGCTCCCGGCCTGCGCGCTGCACGCCGCGGTCGCCGCTCGGAAGCACACCTGGATGCCGTGCGTGATCAACGCCGACTTCGACGGGATGACGCCTGAGCAGCAGGCGCGCGTGCTCCGTGAGACCAAGTGGGCGGACAACATCGCCAACGCTGAGTGGCCCGTCGTGCTCCGTGAGGACGGCGCCAGCAAGCACGCGAAGGCGCGGCTGAAGAAGAAGGCCGTCGGTTGGCTGATGGCGCTGAGCAGGATCATCGTCCTGAACCCGGCGCTGGCCGTGCAGGTGCTCCGCGAGGCGGACGCTCAGTACCGCGAACAGCTGAGGGAGCCGCCGTTGCTGTCATGGGCGGTGCTGGCTGACCTGATCGAGTTCGGTAGCGTCCAGTCCGCTACCAAGGAGGCAGCGTGACCACAGACCTTGCCCGGCTCGCCGCAATGGAGCGCGAGCTCGCGGAGATGACCGAGGCTGAGACTGACCCGGCGCAGAAGGCGCTGAACGACGCTGCGTACGGGGCGGTTGCCCGCGCGGCGTTCGGGCCGGTTCAGGCGGTGCGTTACGTGCCGCCGCCTGACGGCTTGCCATTCGACCCGAAAGAAGGGAAGTAGATGCCAGATCACAGCTGGGAGCGGTCCGTGGAGATCGCTAAGACGGCGCTGCTCAAGACGTTCGAGGGCCGTATGACGGTCGCGGAGGAGTCGCTGCTCCAGTGCCCCGATCGCGCTGGGCGGCGGGCAGCGGGCGAGCGCACGTTGGCTGACTTCGCCGAGGAGGTGGGCGTGGAGCACGCGACGCTGAAGCGTTGGCGCCGCGTCCACAAGTGGCTGGGCAATCGGCGCGGTACCGCTCCGATTGGGAGCTACGCCCTGGCCGAGGAGGCGATGATCTCTCGGCGGTGGGAGACGGGGCGCGCGTTCGCCGAGTTCGTGCTTCGGACGGACCCGCCGCTCTGGGAGCAGGAGGGCTATGAGCCGCACCAGTTCCGCTCCTGGACAGTGGACGCGCTCCGCGTCCACTTGGGGCAGCGTCCCACGAACACCACGCTCGTCGCGCTCCGGGCGGCGCAGGAGGACCGTGAGCCGACGGCGGACGAGGAGCACGCCGCCGCCGCGCAGGATGCCATCGAGGAGGCGCGGACCGAGGCTGGGCAGGTCGAGGACTACCACCAGTCGCGCGAGGTGCTCGACGCGATGACTGACGCGCGGGAGGAAGTCGAGGAGCATCACTACGAGAACGTCGGTCAGGTGCTCCAGGGCGACGGCGTCCCGGACGACTACGAGATGGAGCGGTTGGTCGAGGCGCTGGAGCGCGATCACCTGCCGTCGGTCATCGCTGAGCGTGCGATGAATCTTCGGCGGGCGCTGGAGCGCGTGCCGGAGTGGCTGGAGCGTTACGGGCACATCACGCGGCCCGGGCAGGACGAGGCTCAGGGCGTGCTCATGCATGACACGCTCGATGAGGAGAAGGGCAAGGTCGAGATGGCCTTTGCCGAGGCGACGGGGAATCTGGCGCAGCAGTTCAGCCAGTACCTCGCGACAGCAAGGAGGTGATATGCGCCCACTGACTCGTCGGCAGCAGGAGGACATCCTGACGCTGGCTGAGTTCTACGAGCAGTCGGGTGCCGCCAATGGGTTGCGGATCACGCATTCGCAGACCGCGGCGGCGCTGGGCTGGCACTGGATGCGTGTCTGCAACACGGTGCGCCTGATCAAGGAGCATCCGGAGTTGCGGATGGGCATCTCGATCCGGCGCGGGCCTGACCCGGTCGTGACGTTCACGACCGAGGCCAACCTGCTGGTCGGTGACGCGGTGATCGCCGCTGATGCAGTGGGCCGCGCTGGCTACCTGGAGACCATTCTCCGGCTGGCGCGCTACGCCATGGCTGTCAAGGTCCAGCACCGCAACACCGCGGATAAGCGGTCGGCGGCTTCCAGGCGGCTTCTGGCGGAGTTCCGCCGCCAGAAGGCTGCGATCGCCAGTCTGCAGGCGTCCCTGGACCTGCAGAGCACTTTCGAGGAAGAGGTCGCTGAGTTCCTGGAGGAAGTGCTCGCGTAGTCCGGAGAGAGCGGGCGCTACTCGCGGGCGCCCGCTTGATCCGCTTATACTGACAGGGCAACCCGAACCGATGGAGGCTGGCATGGAACCGATGGAAGCGTGGATCTGGATCGAGGGTCACGGCTGGATGGAGGGCGCGATCGACGCGGAGGGCGTCTACTTCGCGGAGCGGCCTCCTGACGTGAGGCCGCACACCAAGGTGATCGCGGTCGAGCGGACGCCGTGGGAGCATGAGCCGCCGGGCGTCGTTGAGACGGCGCGGCTACTGACGAGCATCCAGTCCGGTGGGCTGGACCAGATCTAGGAGGAAACATATGTTCCAGGAGATCGGGAGCAAGATGGGCGCGTCGCTGGACGGCGCGGGGCGTGTCATGGTCGGCGCGGTGCGCGGCGTGAAGGACGAGCGCGCGGTGGCCACGGCGCTGCCGCTGGCGCTGGTTGGCGCGGGCGTCGTGATCCTGGCGCCCGGTGCCGCTGCCGGGGCGGCGGTGGCGACCGGCGTGGCGGCGGGCGCGGCCACGGGGCTGCTCATCCACGGCGCCATCGAGGAGGCGAAGCGCCCGGAGCTCGCGACGTGACGTTCTACGGGACGTGCGACTACTGCTTCGATCCGGTGAACGGGAAGCCCGGGACCGATGATGGCCCGGCGTTCCCCGTGACCGGCTGGGAGATCCTCCGGGAGGAGGGCGGCGCCAACCAGATCCACGGTCGTGAACGGATCGCGGGCGGCGTCCGGCACGTCAAGTGCCTGCC